TACCTTATACCACTTTACTTGGCTTCTTATCTTTTTAAAATACTTTGCTTTCATTGTTCCTCCTTTGTTTTAAAGTGTTCAATCAGTTCGTCTACGGTAGCCTTGTGAATGACGTCCAAATTCACGTCAACATCATTGTAAACCCAATAAGTAGAGAACTTGATTTCAGGACACAGAATCCATTTATCACCATCCGTAAACCATTGGTTCTTGTCTGTATCATCTCTCAATGCAGCAATGGCCAGGAAAAGTTCTTCATTCGTTCCGCAATCAATCCTTCCTTTCTTGGTTACGGTATCTACATTATATATCACTCCGTATAAATTACCATAAGACGTTATAATAGCTTTTCCTTCTTCGATACTTTTATGACTTCCCTTTCCGTCATAATTATGTGCATCTAAGGTTGTATTACCAGAATTAAGTATTTCATATCCCAATTCTTCTAGCTTCTTTCTAAGTGTTTCGGTATTTTTTCTTATGAAACACGGTGTTGTAAATCCCATAGTTATTCCTCCTTATCTATCTTAATATTAGTTACTTTACCACGACACTTAAATTCATTATTTGTCATCTCTAATTCCGAAGCTAAATTAATCCAACATAGGCATCCGTTTCCGAACTCATTTTGACATAAATCACGTAAAGAACATTTCAAACAATCATTACGTTTCGTTTCCTTCAATTCATGCAGCACTCCGTCTATTATTATTCCGTTATTTACTTCCATATTAATCTCCTTTCTCTTTAATTCGTTCAAGTACATCCCTGTTAGCTTCGAGTATATCATCGAAAGACGGGATGGGCATCCATGCAACAACATCATCTATCACTTCATCATAATAGCCTCCATTACTTTTCATCCATTTGTTTTTAGATGAAAAATACGCTTTGAATATATCACCATTCGCAACCATTACAATACAATCATCTGATGTGTCACAACCAGTCTTGTCCTTGACGCTTATCCAAGGCGATTGCTTTGACTGCCATTCGGCACCAGAAATAAAGTCAACAATGCAGTACGGTTCACAATGAAGCTGCCTGTTTCTGCAATCATTGGAATATTTTTTTGCTGCTTCTTCTACTGTCTGTTTCATATCTCTCCTTTCCACCTATCCTAGAAGCATATACATTGCTATTAGGTATAGATAATAAATTGTTGTTTTACTCATTTCTATATCGTTATTCGTTAATTACCAGTCTCCACCATCATTTGGAATATCTATAGTATCTATTGAATTGTTATAATTACTGCCACCAAATTTTTCAAATTCTGGTTCGGGATTATCTTCTGTATCTCCGTGCATCATTACGTGAAGTGAACCACTGGCTGAATACAGCCAAAGGCGTTTACCGTCCTTTTCCCACTTTTTTGCAAGTCGTTTCAAAGAGTCAATCAACTTACATTCTTCGGGAGTACATTCTATCCCAGCTTCTGTTTTATATTTGCTCATATTTTATACTTTTTATAGTGTTTACAATATTTAGGCGTTTTCCTAGCCGTTATTCTCTTCTGCAAAGCCATACAATACTTGATAGTGAATACACTCACTACAATGCGCCCCTAAATTCATTATTTTTGCCATAACAATTACTCCTTTACCAGTTCTATCTTAGTGTTCATAAGACAAACATACAAGTTCACCTCCGACATGGTTCCATCTTTCTTCACCTTGCTAAACAATGGCTCAACGTTATCAAGAAAATCAATTTTATAATCCCTGACATAGGCGTATTGTTTTCTTTCGGGGACAGTAACACTTTCTAAGCTATCTAATTTTGTATATGTAGATGCAGGAGTAGTAATACATACCTTGCTTCCGATAGGATACTTTGCATTATATTCAATGTACTCCTTCTTTAGTCTTACCATTTCGTTATTCAATTCCCTTATCTTAGAATTGATAATTCCTTTCTTTGTTTTAAATTCTTCTTTAGTCATAGACACACACGTTTAACATTCAGACAAAATCTGTAACACAATAAGCCATACAACAACAAATATCAATCGTCCAACATATTTCCACATATAGCCCTCATTATCATAGCAAAAACAATTCCAAAAAGCATAAATTAACTCCTTTCTAATATTATTGTCCAACCACCTCATTGCACCTTTAGCGCATCAGATGTGGACTTATAAAACATATCTACAAAGATATTCATCCGTTCGCCTTTTATTATTCGGTACATGAAGTCTTTTTCTCCTGTGACCTCTATTGTACATCCCTTATAATATGCTACGTATTTCTTTCTCATACGGCAAAGATATAGTTTATTGGTTTTCCAACAACTTTTTATTAACTTTTATTAAGCGTTTTTCCCAGTCGTTCAGATTGTCACCCGTCTTAATCTTTTCCATAACCGAAGCTATGTCAAAAGATTTACATTTTTCATACAGATCACTCATTGTCGTTCCTTGTATGATAACTCCGTTCTTTTCCCCGGAAAAATATCCGTCAACACTCTCTATCACATCCCATTTCCGTCCTTCCAGGATGGATTGTTTATTGTTTGTTCCCATTATATTTAGCTATTATATTATTCATTTCATTGTTCTTGGCTTCCGTAAGACCTAATTCGGATATATTTTGAAGCGCAATCTCACATTGTTGGCTAATGTATGAGATTTCATTGACATCAATATCACGGTTATCGTATATAAACGCTTTCCCTAGCTTAACAGCAAGACCTTGACATATATTCCCGGCAACTTTTTCAGCCGCTATAATGTTAAAACAAATAATTTGCTTAATACTTAGCTGATTGCTCGTTCCCATATTCTTTTGTTTTTAAGTTAGTAATCAAGTTCATTTGAAAGTATTGTGTACTTGTTGATACTATCTCTGTATGATTCAAATAACGGACAATCTTTCAACATAGTAATTTAATGCGAAAGAATACTTTTTCTTTAGTTCATTCTTACTTTGTTGTTTATCGAAGTATTCACTACATGATGATAGACTTAATGATAATAAAGCCAAAATTTCAATTCGTTTCATAATTCAATCATTTAATTGTTAGTAATAGTTCCGCCCGTGGAACTTGCACCACTTGCAAGGCGTTGAACCTTTGGCGGATAATTCGGCTTAAAAACCGTTGTACCCAGTCATCACCTTCAATGTCCCACACACGATCCAATTTGTTATCGCAAACAACGATTCTACAAGGAAAATGTATATCATTATCTTATTTAAATTAGTAACTTGCTGTATATATACGGACAGGGACAGGCGCATTATTCTCCTCTGTATATTGGTATCCAGTCTTCATATTCCAATAAGGGGAAGAGCCTAAATACTTTGTCATACTGTTGCTATAACGTACGTATATTCCGAAATAGTCCATGAACTTGCCGCGCTGCCTTGTATATCGGCTTATTCGCTTCCATTGCTTGTTTAATTGTTCGGGTGTCTTTGTTCTTTCCATATCCTTTTTTTGTTTTAATAGTTAATCACCTTCTGTTATCAGTACGGGCGAGTTTTCATAAATCACATACCCGTATAATTTACCGTCTATTTCTTTGCCTTTCTTTGGCTGGTAGTCCCTTCCTTGCACGTAGAAATTACCATCAAAAGGGTATGCGTTAATATGCTTATGCGGTATGTCAGTTGCACACATTCCAGCCCAATAAGGGTATTTAAATAATTTCCCGTCCTTATCCCTTGCTATATAGAATTTCGCTAAATCTTTCTTATTATCGAAAAATACGGTTTTCTCGCTGATATGTTCGTATTTGTCATTCACAGCAGATAAAGTATAAATCATTCCGATAATTTTTACCCCGTTCAAATTGCAGCCGTTAGTAAGTCGTTCTACCTCTTTTCTTGCTGCTTCCATCGTTGCGAAAATGCGGGTATATAGGTTTTCGCCTTTGCCCAAATAGGCGCGTACTTCGTAAATCATTGTTTTTGCTTTTTAGTTATTAATAGTTCCCGGTAACAGTGTCGCTCTGTTTGTTGTTCTCCATACCGGGAAAATATGTTTCAAACCGTTTCAAACCGTTTCAAACCGTTTCAAACCGTTCTATGATGCACAATATTAATCATTGCATTGTACGAATTGTTCATATCAAATCATATCAAATCATATCAAATCATATCAAATCATATCAAATCATATCAAATCGTTTTTTAAAATATACTCTTTAGCCTCATTCATTGTATCGAACCACAATGATGCACTGTTATAATACATTCCCGTTCGGGTATTAATTAGGTTTACTTTGTATATCGTTCTACCATACATTATAACCTTTACTATTTCCGCTTTATCTTTCACCTTATATTATCTTAATTCCCTGAATGAAACCGTTTCAAAATCACTCTTAATAATCTGTATCTGTACAGGCTTAACAAAGCGGTCTAGTTCCTTGCGTATCTCTCTCATTTGTTCAAACGGTACGGTTACAATGTTTCCAGCAACTAACAAGTTGCGCAAAATGTTGTCTAATTCTTTGCGTTTCATATTATTGTATGTTTTTATAAAATTCACAATATAAACCGTATAGATCTATAATATCTGAGTCGGTTAGTATTCTTCTTATTACTCTAATCACTTTCATTACTCGTTCAAATATGATTTGGGAAGTAACGGGAAAACATTCAAAACTTCTTTAAAACTTATTTTCCCAAATACGGAAAAATAACGTTTATTCCGTATACACTTAATAGTTATGCAGCTCGGTACGTCTTTTCGGTTTAACGTATCGTAGTCGCTTGCGTGCTCTCTTACAAACTTAATCAATTCGGGCGTATCTCTGTACATTTTGATTATTTTTTGTGTCTTAGTGCCGTTATAATACGCTCGTTTAACCTGTTTATGGGGTAGTTTGTGCCCGTCATAGCTTTTCCAAAACTTGATATTTTCCTTGATAAGATCCAATGTATCAATACTTCTGTTAGCTTTAAACGTTCCTATCTTAATACTTTCATTGTCAAAAATAGGAGATAATTCTTTTTGTAAATTTTGCTTTTTCATTGCTGCATTATGTTTTATAGATAATTGTAATGACTTAATTGTTCCCGAATAAATTGGATATGTGTTTCTTGTTCATTCAATGGCAAAGAATACAGTTCTTTGTAAAATTCGTTTTCACTCACAATTTTACACTTATTGTCTTTGCAATACCTTTCAAAGTCCTTTTCCGTGCCGTTCCCAAAACTAAACGCTAGTTTAATTTTTTCATTACACCAAACGGAGTAGCCTCCATCCTTTATCGCTTCATTGATTGAATTGTACGGGCGGCCTGATACACCGCCGCTGAAACTATCGATAGTAAATTGTATCATAATTATATTGTTTTTTTATAAATAGTTAATAGGTAAGTTCTGCTAATACGTCCGTATTATATACGGGTAACTGTTTTGCGTATCTAGTACGCCCGTCTAGGGGTGTTTTCGTAATGGTTAGCTCTAGTAATTTGTATATTGGTGTATTCCAGATAGGTTTTTCTAGAGCTTCTATTTCTTTGTACTGGGGCGAATCTATATATATACCTTTTGGACCGTGGTAAAACTGTTTAAAAAACGGGTGATCTTTATGTCTGCATACGAGATGATAACTTATGTGTTTATATGCTATATCCTTTACCGTTTTTGAGGCCGATTTACAAATATATTGGCTACCTGTTTTGCTGTTTTTTACTGTTACTAGTATCATAATGTTTTTTGTTTTTATGGATAATATATCGGTATTGATTGAGATCTTTCAATAGAAGGCTTTATTTTGCCTTCTATTGGCGTTTTTGGATGGAGTATTGCACACCGTCAAGTATATATTTTGCGTGCTCTTTAGCCGCTTGCTGTTTTTCTTGTCTGGTGGGTGTTATTCCGTCATACTTGTACAATAGTTTGGCGGCCTCTCTGATTATAGTTTTCATTGTGCTGCAATTGGCAAGGCATTCCACTTGTGGTTGTATGCCCTTGTTTGCTTTTTTGATCACACAGTTTTGCAGCCATAATGTTATATTGTATATTTCGCTTGTGTTACGTATATACATTGCAAGCAAATTAGATATGTCGTTTCTTGTTTCCATAATGTTACGTTTTTAAATTGTTATTGTTTGTTTTGGTTCTCTATGTAATCAGTTACCCGTATTGATAGATACAGGCAACCTAATAGTATTAATGTTTCAATCATTGTTATTTACTTTTGATTTTTCCAAACTCTATAATCATTATCACTCTCAAAGCACATATAACCGCCAAAAACCCTGATACCGTGTTTCAACTTGTGCAAAAAACGTTCTCATAATTTCTTTAATTTAAAGGTTATATTTTCAGGAAGTTTAGTTTTGTCAACTGTATTCACAAATTCGTCAAATTGTTCTTGCGTTATCTTTGTTTCGTAGTCATTCCAATTAAACGTAAGTTCATTTTTGAAGTCGTAATATATTGCATTTTTTGAAGAAATTCCGGCATCAAGAATGGCTAACATAACTAGCTTTTTGTTTTCCGCTTTTTGTATGGATTTTTCACAGTCTGCAATTATTTCATTGCGTTTCTTTTCGTATTCTTCACGTTTTTTCTGGTCTTTCCGTGCCTGTATGGCTTCACTTGTATAATACCCGTCCTTGATTCTGTTTTCAATTAGTGTACGCTCTTCATCCGTCAATCTTAATACAAAACGTTCGTTTTCGGGCTTATACGGGTTTTCCCATGTGTTACCCGTCAATGCTTCCAATTGTTTTATAGCTTTTAAACTTTCTTGTTTCCAGCGGTCTACGATCCCTAGAGTATATAATAGGTATGTAAAGTACCCCTTATCCTCCGCACTATCACGTAGTATATTATATTCTGATTCGGTAATACGTAGGTAGTTTATGGTATTTTCTTTATCGTTGTTTTTAAGGTGGTAAAAGCCATTTTCAACGGGATACATAGGTTGCCCGTAATGGTTGCACAGATGTAAGTCAATAAACGTTTTAAACTGTGGAAAATGTTTGAGTATTTCTTTGTAACAGCAACCATTAGCACACCAACGCCCGTTCTTACGTTTTTCGTATATATCAGCCGTGATACTCCAATCGCATATACCGTTCTTGCAAGAATCGTCTAAACTTATGCGCACATTCATTTTATAGGTTATTCTGTTCTCTACGTAAATTTTTGTCACATTGTAAGATAAATTATTTGTTTCCATAATTGTAATATTTAATTGTCCATTGTATAGCATGCTGTGCAGCCTGTAAGGTAGGATATATAATACACTCGTATTCTGGTGTTTTCCACATACAAAAACCGTACTTTTTAAAACTTTCCTTAACGGGCTTTTCTAAAAATTTGGGCAAATTTTCCTTATTCGCTTCGTAGCTTGTAATTTGCCCGCCAATCGTTTCTACTGTATAAACTATCATAATATAAAATGTTTAAATTGTACTCTGTATCTATACGGGCTTGTAACCGTTACCACTATCATGGCAGCTACATTACAATATGTGCGTGTCGTATGTTTTTACGGCTTATATTAACTTATCCGTGCATAACAGACAAGTATTAAGGCTTATGTATAAGATACGTATACACGCACACACATTATATTATATCGTATCAGGAGCTAATCACATATCACACTAAAACACTGTCGCCTGTATCAAGTATCCCGTATCTCTGTATCGTGGCTAGCTACACCGCTATTTATATTCCGCTTATCCTTGTTTGCGGATCTGTACCACGCTCTCACCGTGGCAAGCTGTTTCAATATGTCATATATCGCTTTGTCCTTCCGACACTGCAAACATACAACAAACTTATTTACCTTGTATATTTCTTTAACATTAATTATAAATTAAGCCCGTTTTTTTCAAAATCAATACAGTTTATATACATATTAATAGATCCGACCATGCAAGACCTATTTTAGCTTAATATTATGTTTAATTTCAAGATTTTTCAATGTTAATTTGTGTTAAATCTGTTTGTAAGTGTCTGAACGTGAGGGAATTACGAAATCTTCGTAGAAGTCACTTGTAAAGATATTTTATTTGTAAAGATTTCGAAATTCGATTGTCGTAGAAAAAAATTTCTTTTTATTTACAAACGTTGAGAAATGAAGTATATAAACGGGCGTAACTACCTGTAAATCAGTGGTATACCCCCTTTATTAGGGTTTTCTATGTGGGTGTGTCGCTCCCGATAAATTTTTTTCTGAAAATTTTTTTTCCCCAAATTTTGCTCGGATGGCTGATTTTGCGTTTTGGGTGTGTATTTTCGGTAGTTTTCAACAGAATCGGATAAATCTTTACATAAAAAGTTACGAAAATCGTAGGTTTTTTGGTGTGTTTCGTAGGTATGGTTGCATTTTTTATGTCTTTTTTTGCAGTATAAGTTATTGGTTTACAGTATTCTTCGTTGATTTCGTCGTTTTGATATGTATCTATACTAAATTACGTATGCAGTTTTGGTTTCTGTATGTGTCTGTATGTGTATGTATTGTGTATGTATATGTATTGTAATAGAGTATGTAAGGTGTACGTGTATGTATATATTGTATAAATATATTACCTTTAACATTTAATATACAAATTAATAGAGAGTGAAGTTTTTACGATTAACGATTCAATTTTTTTTGACAAGACTAAATAGCTTGTTTTCAGCTATTTAATCACTAATTTTTGCGAGTTTTTTGACAAGTGTTGAAAAACGAAGAGTTTACGAAGTCTACGAAAAAACAACGAATTTCGTAGGTTTTTTACGAATTTTCCCGAATCAATTAGTTGCATATGCAACTATCGGTGTTGAGATTTTTTATTTTATGTTAAATTAAGTCAATTTTACATTTCTTAACGTAGAAAATAATAAGTAGATAAAAAATTATAGTTAAATCATTTTAACTAAAATGAGAAAAATCATAACAAAAATAAAAAATAACAACAATCAACATTTTTTACTTTTCCTATTCAAATAATACTGTGGACGTGAAAGTAAAAAATCTTGTGTCAAGAAAGATAAACTATCTTCCTTGACACGTATTTGTTAATAACATAAACATTTGTAGTTAATTAATTTAACTACTAGTTTTCGTATTGTTTTTTGCGCTATATTTGCAGGTAAAATCAGGTAAAATCAGGTAAAATATGGAAGAAGAAATAGAGATTAAACTTAGGTTGCCCGAATCAAGGCGTGTCGTATGCCTGTCCGATGCAATGCCAGACAGGGAACGTTGGTACAAGGGCATGAGGGTTCAGACACGGCTGTTCGGGTGGGTTACGCTCGTCAGCTTCAGGGACCGTCACTGCTGTCTTAAACTTGACGAGCCTCTGGATGACGGAACAAAGGCTGTGTTCGTGTCGGAAGCGTCATTCATCAAGCGTGTGCCCGTACCTTTAACTGCAAAATCCATGGCCGCACAGGTCGCTGGTGTCAGCGTGGAAGGTGAAGTGCTGGAGTACGAGAGGAAGATGAAGGACAAATGGGAGAAGGAGAGAAAGCATATAGCGGATGTATGCGGAAAGTACGGGTATGTTCTCCCGTCAGAGTGGAAACGGTCGTTGCGAAAGTTCGCTTCGTGGTGCGAGGACCAGGTAAGACAGTACGGGCATATCGTGGATGCCGACTATCTCATGCGGCATGACACGTCCGTTGTGGGCGGAAGGAGCGTGGATGATCTAAGGTTCGTGCCAGATGTGGATATGGTGGATGGGACCGGGGCGAACGGGAAGCCTTCCGCCGCTCGCGTTTCACGGTGCGCGCTCATGCCTGGAAGCATCGTCACCGCCATACGTAACGCAGGGAACGAGATGGACAAGTCGGTGTCGTTGTGGCGGAACAGCTATTTCGTGAAAATGAGGCGTTTCGGGTACACGTTCAATACCTGCTGTGACGGGGCAAAGACACGTGATGATGCGTTCACATGGTTCAAGGACATTACCATACAGTACATGGCTGACCTTATAGAGTATTACGGGATAAGACGTGATTCCATCGTGTGCAGGAAACTGGAGCACATCGCGGACGTGTATTCTTCGCTTGATGATATGGACGCACGCCCTGACATATCAACGGACGATTATGACCTGTATCCCGTTGTAATGTTCGGGAAGGTTGTGGACCGGGATAAATCTCTGGACCAGGTAGAATCGGTAGAGAAAGGAGGGGAAGATGACTGTCGCTGAATCAGCAAAGGCTTCTTATGAATACATCCTTGATTCCGTAATGGGAAAGCTGGCGGACAAGGGTGGCGGTCGAGGTTTCCGTAAAGCCAGGGATGAAGGCGAGTGGAAGCGTTCCATATCCGCTATGGTCGAGATGGACATAGCCGATGCGTGCAGGGAGTGCAATTTCAGACGTCACAGGAGCGGTTCCATCATGGCTTTTGACGGTAAGATATTTGTTCCCATGATGAAGGACGATCTGATGCGCCTGTGTATGGACTTGTGTAGGATGAACGGTCTTAGCGAACTGTACATGACCGACACGAGCGAGCGGTTCTACCGTACCATCGTAAAGAACGTGACGCATGAGATATTCAGTCCGAAGCGTAACTTCATCACGTTTGACAACTGTGTCCTTGACACGGAAACGATGGAAACGTTTGATTTCTCCCCCATGATAGAATCGTGCATACGCATCAATATCAATTATGATCCGTTGGCGAGAAGTCCGTTGTGGGAGAAGTTTTTGGACGATGTGATCCCTGTGAAGGACACACAGGATGCCTTGCAGGAGTTTGTAGGGTGTGCCTTTGTTGACAGGAAGAAGATCAAGATGGAGAAGATGTGTTACCTTCTCGGTTGTGGTAGTAACGGTAAGTCCGTGTTCTTTGACGCTGTTGTCAACGCGCTAGGGAAGGATAATGTTTCTTATATGGAGATGGCTGACCTGTCTGGTGACAAGTCTACGTGCGAGTACAATATAGCGATGATAAACGGCAAGCTGCTCAACTACGCTTCCGAGATGGGTGGGAAGGATGTGAGCGGTGGCAAGTATAAGAAGTTCATATCCGGTGAGCCTACTATGGCACGCCTTCCGTTCGGTGAGCCTTTCCTTGCCGACATGATGCCGCCTTTCATGGCCAATCTTAACAAGATGCCTTCTGTTTCGGACCAGACTTACGGTCATTTCAGACGCTCCCTTGTCATTCCGTTTTATCGTGTGTTCAAGGAATCGGAGCAAGACAGGTCGCTTCCGTTGAAGCTGTCAAAGGAATCGGCTGCCATTATCAACTGGATAATAGAGGGTGCAAGACGGTTTGTGAAGAACAAGGGTGAGTTTACGAGAAGTTATACGATAGAATCCGTTACGGAGAATGCCAGACGTGATTCCAACAGTGTCCTGTCGTATCTTTACGATTCGGGGTATGATTCTTCTGGTGATATTGAGGAATCCGCCATTCGTGACCGTGACCTGTATGTGAAATACATAGCATACTGCAATGACTGTGGCGTAAGACCTTACAGTAAGAGAAAGATGGTTGACATGATACGCCAGGAAGGCTATTCCGTCACTTCCGCGTGGGATGAGAACAGGAACAGGCTGTTTCAGGTCGTATTAAGACGGAAGTATAATCCTGACGAATACCTTCTGCAACAGGCTGATGATATAATGAAGGAGGATTTGCCGTTCTAAATTTTGCAGTTTTAAAAAAAATACTTAGTTTTGTAGCGTCAAATCAATCATGGGAGAGGCAAACTCCTGTGACTTCAATCATTGGAGTTATTTTTTTGCCATGACATATTGTAGTAGTATAGATTAAGATATTGCGCCTACCGAGTGGAGCTGCGGAAACGCCTCCGAAATAAACCCTATGGTTGATTTGACAGCTCGTAGTAGGCGCACTTTTTTATTGTTATGAATGAACTGGTTTTTAAAGGTCAGAATGACCAAGTTTTAACCAATAGTATTTTGGTTGCTGAAAAGTTTGGGAAAGAGCACAAGAATGTGTTAAGTTCTATCCGTGAGTTAATAAAGGGGTGTGCTGAAAATGCAGCCAACCTTATGTTTGAGGAAACAACGTATATTAATGATCAAAATGGACAGGAGTATCCTATATTTATCATGAACCGAGATGGATTTACCCTTTTGGCGATGGGATTTACAGGGAAAAAGGCTCTTAAATTCAAGTTGGATTATATTGCTGCATTTAATGCGATGGAGAAGGCACTGAAAGAACAGAAAAAGCCATTGTCACAACTTGAAATACTTGTTCAATCCGCACAGGCTCTTCTTGAACAAAGTAGGAGAATTGATAACGTAGAGAAGCGTCTTGATGCAATTGAGCAGGAAAGGGATGAGAATGGTAAACTTTTACTGTCTGTGTCAATGTCCTCTGATGTCCTTCCTGAAATGTCTATGAGAAACAACATTCGTCAATTGGTAAACAAATATTCTTCCGCTACAAATACCAACCAGAGGGATATATGGCATAAGATTTACGATCAACTTTATTATCTTTATGGTATTTCCGTGAAGGCTTATAAAAAAGATAAGCGGGAAACATATTTGGATGTAGCTGAAAGGAATAATTTTCTTGATAAGATATATAATATCATCTCCAATATTGTCCGAGAATACAATAACGATTAAAGATTATTTAACCGTTATTGTTTTTACCATATTACTTTAATATGTATTTTTGCTGAAAAATTTTATTGTGTATGGATAATAAAGAGATTGTTTTATTTGATAGAAGTATTCGTGTTACTTCTGATTGGTATGTATGTGTGTCTGATGCCCAGTGTGCGATAAATGAAGCCCGTAACAGGACTGGTTTGAAAAGGTATAATTTCAGCCAGTGGTTAAAGACGCTTTACGTGAGTGACATGGTTTGCAGTATTAATGAGAGCGGCAAGGATGCTTTTAAGGTTGAGTTTGACAATGATTCGGGTAAGATAGAGCAGTATTGTCATTTTGGTGTGTTTGTTAATATGATTTTGTCGGCAAGCCCTGTTAGTGGTGTGTTTGACAATGAGGATTGGTTTAATGATTACGTTTGTGATGTATATTCCATTGACGGTCATGTTTATGAACACGCCAAGATACTTGCCGTTGGCGGTTTGTGGCGTTATACGACAAAGAATGCCAGGTTCAGTGATGATATCCGTATGATGGATGATATCATGTATTCCGTTCCCGATGGAGACAAGGATGCCGTGTATAGCCTGTTCTTTGATTTGCTAGGTACGTTTTATTACAATTGGGAGTTTGCGTTGCGTTATGCGAAGAAACTTCTTTTAGGGGATGTGGAGGAATGATTATGAGGTGTTTTGTTCGTTTTGTCATGTTTCTCATATACGTTGACATTTTATTTGTTCTTCTTGTGTTTATGGTTCCTGCCGAAATGGTGTACCGATGGACGAGTGGGCGTAAGACTGGAGGATATGTTTCATGCCTTTCTGATTTTCTAGGATATCCTGACGGTTATCGTTATACGTTGAAGGATTTCTTTAGGGATATGAAACAGGGATGGCGTAATTTTAAGTAGCATGGGTTCTATTGATTATGAGTATATATTTGCCAATCTTGACACAGTGCTTGGGCTTCCTTTAAGGCGTAGGGGTAAGCGGTGGACGTTGCCTGCCCGGATAAATCTGGAGAGCCATAGCAGGAAGGATAAGCTGGTTTTCTATATGAACAAGTCGGGCAGTATTACCGTTACCGAGCAGGGCGGTGATTCTGTCAACCTGTTTGACTTTCTCGTGTCTTATCTTCCCGGTTGCAGTAGTGCTTCTGATGCTTTTAGGATTCTGTCAAGCCCGGAAGGTTGCAGGATGAGTTTGAAGGATTTCTACGAGAGGGAGTATGATTCGGGTAGACAGGAATCAAGGTTTGTTGATGTGAAGTATGTTGACAGGCTTAGCGATGCCGGGCATTGGAAGGGTAATAACCTGTACGAGTACCTTTCAGGTGTTTTCGGTGTTGATTCCGTGAATGATGTGTTTTCAAGGTATAAGGTAGGCTGTCTTGGAAGGGAATCCGCTGTGTTCTGGTATTCCGACAAGGATGGTAACGTGTGCCATGACAACAGGATAAGATATGGTGTGAACGGTCACAGGAAGAAGGAAACCCATGCTTTCAGGAAGTTTACTACGGGAGAAGGGTTTACCTATCGTGGTTATTTTAAGCCGTTTTTAGGGGATTATTGCAGCGATGCTATAACTTGCATGGTTGAATCGGAAAAAACCGCCATAATAGCTTCTATGGCTTTTGGTAACGGTTTTATATGGATAGCTTGTGGCGGAATGAACCAGCTTGGAAATAAATTGCCAAAAAATGTTATTTTATTCCCCGACTTTGATAATAAAGCTATATCTTTGTGGGGTGACAAAGGACGTGTGGCGAGATGGTGGGAACACCCTATCCTGTCTTTTGGATTGAAGCATAACGATGATATCGGAGATGCTGTTATTAATAATTTGAATAGTATTAACATTAAAGAATTTAGAGAATGGACATTGAAGTAGGAATTGATTTTAAGGAAAACCTTCTTTCCTTGCGTAATTATATCTCTTTGGGATTTCGTTGTGACGATATTGATTTTAAGAACGCGGCTATTGCTTCCATTGATAGAATGATAGAAGAAGTATTGGATGAGCATGATGTGAATTTCTTTGACGCATTGCAGAATGTGATTGACAACCTTGATGAGATTAATACAGTGGATAATGTTCACGGTATTTGCTGTGAATTTTATCATGTGATGGATGAGAATGAGCGTGTCATGCACCGTGAGTTCTTTGAAAAGCTGAAAAAATATCGCGAAGGCAAGATTGAACGTATTGTTCCTTTGAAGGAAAAAGACTGCATTGTCATGGGTAATAAGTATGTTGAATTAGGTAGCGGCAAAGAGTGTGTCGTTGACAGTATTATCCACATGCTTAGTGAGAATGACCGAATGATTAAAGATGCTGTTTTGTATGTGGACCAACTTGGTCAGCGCATAGCGTGTTCTGCTGATGAGTTTAGGAAAAAGTTTGGGGTGAGGAAATAAGGTGTGATAATTTTGTTTTAATCAATTTTATTATTATATTTGCATAATTAAAATTTGATAAAAATGAAAGATTGTGGTATTTATATGTTTTTGTATAAAAACTATTGTTATGTTGGTCAATCTATTAGAATTTCTAAAAGAATTGATGGTCATAAAAGGATGATTAAATCTAAAACTCATCCAAATATGGATAAAATATCAGACTATGATATTAATGATATTGAATTTTCTATATTGGAAGAATGTAATCCATCCGATTTAAATAGAATGGAAAAGTATTATTTTGACATTATGTCTAAAAAGTATGTAATGTTGAATAAAGCTAATTGTGGTATGTCTGGTGATCGTTTTTCTGATAGGTATTTTTTATTAGATAAAACTCCTTTTCTTGATTATGTTAATGGGGATTTTTATATTGATAATATTGTTATCGAAAAGAAAGACGGTCTATACTGTTTATCTCAATTGGTTGATTTTATTTTGGACAATAGCACATATTCCGTAAGTTTAAATAACATTATAAATACCAACGAATTTGCTGAACGTATATATGAATTATATAAGAATAAAGGTCTTGAGATTCCAGCAAAAAGATGTTTAGTAAAAAAAATGAAGGATTTAGGGATATATAAGTGTGTTGGTGCTAGGGGTAATAGAAAAATATTCTGTGATTTTGGTGTGTTTATTACTTTTGCTTATATGTCATGTCCTCCATTTGGAGCGTCTGTTTGTATGATTATTGGTAAAAATTTATAAGAATAAGCATGCCTAAAGGAGAAATAAGGATTGACGGTAAGGTGATGGGAAAGGATTACGGTAAGTATTTCTATTCTCCGCGTGGTAATATGTGGGCTGTCACCTTGTGTACGTATGACTGTGATGATGGTCGTATGTTTGAAAAAATAGAGTTGTATAGAACGAAGGATCAGGCTAGGGAGGCTGCATTTCGGTTAAACACGGAAGAAAGAAATGGGTAAGACAGATGCAAGTGTAATAAAACTACCTGAGGGGTATTCATTGAAGAAGATTGATGAGCGCACTTATGAACTAGTCAAGATTGACGATTTCAAGAAAGGAGATTTCCTGTTTGCTAAAAGCAGAACAGGAGATTTAATAGATTATGTATTTATTAATACTGGTGGTTTGAAAGCTAATTTCTTATATAAGGACAAGAATGTTCTTATCTGTAATTTAGAGTTTAACTTTTCTAACAACTATGATATATCAAAGGCTACTCTCGAACAGATTGCCGCTATGAGAAGGCTTTTATCCGAGAATAATTTTACTATTGTTGATGGTGAAGTAATTCCCATTACCGATCCTGTTGTCGGCTTTGTTATTGTCAATGATGTGATTTATCCTGCAAGCAAGATTTATCGAAGCAGGGAATGCGCTATGTATGATTTAAAGAGAAAAATAAATAAAAAATGAATCAAGTAAAATTTGTAAAATTAAGACGGGATGCAGTTCTTCCCGAAAAAAAAACTGATGGTGCTGCTGGGTATGATTTGTATGTTCCTGACAACACGTTGATAAGAAAAGGTCGTAATCTGATTAAACTTGGTATAGCCATTCAGATGCCATCAAATATGAAGGCTATCATCAAGCCGCGGAGTGGATTTTCCCTGAAAGGTATTATTGGCGTTGACGGGAAGTATCATGACGCTGATGTGTTGGATGGTGTTATTGATTGTGACTATACTGGTTGTATCGGTGTTATAGTGAAGAGTTTTGAGAAAGAGCCTTTCTATATTGCCGCAAAGGAGCGAATTGCTCAGCTGCTTTTCAGTAATTATATTGAGGTTGAATTTGTTGAGGTTGAAAGCCTTGATTCAACGGATAGGGGTGATGGAGGTTTTGGTTCCACAAATAATTTAGGCAAATGAGAAAGAAATTTTTATTATTTTTTGCTATTTCTTCAATAGTATTATTGGGGTTGTGTAGTTGTTCCAATGATAAGGATGATGAATACAAGGATGCTATTATCGGCACATGGGAACTTGTTCAGGTAAAAGTGGATGGTAGATGGTATCCTATGATAAGACCTACTTACGCTAAGTTTAATCAGGATGGTACTTATGTAGGAAGGGGCTATTTTGGTAATGGTTACGGTACTTATGATATTTCTGGTAAAACCATTACATGTTATGTTGATGGACATGAGTACGTAAGATACGATATTGTTGAACTTATGTCCAATACATGTACGTTGAAGATGATGATGGGTGGTGACAGTATGGACATTAAATGTGAAAAACGATGAAAACAAAAAAGATAAACAAAATTTACGACAAGGGTTATGATAGTGTACTGAACAAGTATTTTATCTTAGCCATGTTTGTTGAGTTTGGTGAAACTAAGTATGACCGTATCTTCTTTTCTGATAAGAAGGATGCGGATAACATAAAGGTAGGTGATTTGTTATGATTGGAGTTACATTGAACAGCAGGGTGAAAATTATAAACCGTGATAAATACATTTCACTTCACGGTGAAGATTCTGTAAGCAAGTCAAATGTATTCGGTGAATTTGTCACTGTTAAATACTGTTTTGAGAATGGTGAAAAGTTTCTTTGTGCGGATGATCAGGGTAAAGAATATATTCTTTTTTCGGATTGTATTGCTTATGTTGATCATGTTAAAGAGAGAAGCATCCTTGATGAAGCAAAGGATATCCGCAACAACAGCAGACAGTCTGACTATGGTGATGTAGTAGTCAATTTTGAAAATATTTCCAAGATGGCTTCTTTGATTACGGGAAAGGAATTATCTCCTTATGACTGTGTTGCTGTACAGATAGCTGTAAAACTATGCAGACAGGGATTCCATAAAAAGCGTGACAATATGGTTGACTTGGCTGGCTACGCTGATATAATGCAATTGATTGTAGATAAGGAAAATGTGAGAAATGGGGAAAAATGCTGACAATGCTTTGATGTATCGGAGAGTTTTAGCGGCAAGCGGTCTTTCCGATACTGATGTTAACAGGAAAAGCAGAAAGCATGATATTGTGATGAACCGTGCTCTTGTGTGCTGTGTCATGCGTGATATAGGTTTAAGTATGTCTGAAATTTCTGATTTTCTATGTATTGACAGGAGTAGCATATACAATCTTTTAAAATATTCTTCTGAACTTGACGAGAAGGTAAGGGAGATAAAATCTAGGATGAAGGAGGAAAGATAATGGGTTTGAATAAAGGATGGGGTAAACTTCCCCTTAGTAACAATCTTCTTATTGACGATGAAAAACAGAAGAAGATTGATATAGCAAAGCATATTGATGATGCGAATGAGATGGAGTTATGGGCTGCGTCCGCTTATGTCATAGATACCAATCCTGTCTTGTTTTACAGGGCTACACACGTTGTTGACGAGGGTATGTCAGAGCGTTCTTTGCTTATGAAAGCCAAGCAATGGGTGAACTCTCCAAGGATAACACAGATTGTCAATTATGCCAAATCTTCCATGCTTGCTTCCGATTATGTGACACCATCCATGAGGCGTGTATTGGAAGGTGAGAATAAGGAAAAGACAAAGACTTTGATAAACAAGGATAACCTTGAATTTGAAGATGCGATAAGCCTTATAGAAAGTTTCCTAAAGCGTTCTGATATAGATACTGCTGATTTTAAGGATGTGAAAGGTGCGCTTGATATGCTTGCAAAGTTCAAAGGATGGCTTTCTGACGATGATGCTAGTGAGGATTTTTATGACAAGACAACTATAGCGTTTTTCCCATACGATTGCGACAAGTGTGTCCGTGCCAAGGCAGGGTTATGCAACAAGTGTGTGTATCATAGGGAATCAACAGGTGATCTTAGTGATGATGAGCGTAAATGGATAAAGAAAAACGATACATGGAAAGGATAGTCTATGTCTGTAAGGAAAACTACTAATTTAACGGTAAGAAATAAAGAAAGGGAAAGGCGTGTAAGGGAAATAGAGGAAGAGGGGGAATTTGATTATTTCCATAAATTTACTCCTGTCCAGTTGTACAAGTACCTTTCACCTCTATGTAGTATTGATGCGTTACGGGTATTACGTTTGTGCGTATTATCCGCACAGAGGGGAGATAATATGATAACGTTGAAGTTTATAAGGAGGCAACTGAAATACAAGCCCAGGCGTTCTGTTTTTGATTCATTGATAAATGCCGGATTGATAATAGAACCAGTTCCTAATGTTTTTTCCTGTACGGTGAAGGTGAACGAGTATTCTCATATATTGAGCATGATGCGTATTGATGATAATGCTCCCGATGTTGTAGATGTGGATGATTTAAATTGTTACAAAGTTGTAGCAGAGGATAATATTAGTTACCGTGTCGTTAGCAAACGGGGGAGTGTTATAAAGAGTTTCACTGAAAAGAGTGAAGCGAGCAATTATCTTGACGAACTGTATTTCCCTAAAGGTGAAGATGGTGATGTGGAAGCATTGTCGAAAGAGGAAGAGGAAGAATTAACCATTTAGTTAACTATTTTTAGTATTGTTTTCTGTGTTAGTTTATTTTTTAATATTACTTTTGTCGCATGAGATATTGCTATGATAAAGAACGGTATGATTATCTTGTCAACGAGATTTTTAAATGTGGCAAGATACTTAAAGAGAACACAACTAACGGTAAGGAAGTTAGTTGGAAGGTTTTCTGGATAAGAGTGGACGCTCACAAAAGAAGGCTGTCCGCAATGAGAGAATTGGACAAAATCAAAGAGGAAAAGTATAAAAAATAAAAAAAATGGATTTAGTATTAAATTGTAAAGTAAAGAAAGTAGGTCAGTTACAGACTGGTACAAGTAAGGCAGGTAATCCTTGGCAAAAGAGAAATCTTCTCGTTGAGGAAATTGGTTCTATGTATGCCAAAGAGGTGTATTTTTATGTAATGGGCAACTTGTGTGATCTTCAATTGAAAGAGGGTGATACTATTACTGCCCATCTTGAAATCAGAGCAAGAGAATACCAGGGTAAATATTACAATGAAGTTGGGTGTTTTAAGATAGATATGCCGCAACCAGCACCTGCGCCTGCACCAGCACCTGTCCAACCTGAAAGACGGGATGATTTACCCTTTTAGTATTGCAATGCTTTCTGAAATGTGTGATTTTTGCTTGTATTGATTAAATTCTTGTTTTTGTTTGCGGATGGAGGTTTATCTTTTTTGCCATATTTCGGGTTTCCCTCCATCCGATTTTATTTATAGTTTATGATGAAACGAATAAAGAGTAAATATCCTTTAGCTGACATATTTAATTTTGTGTTGGGTAAGTTATCCGTTTTGAAATCTATTTCTGAACCTGTAACTTTCTATTCCCGTGATAATACTTTACCTGCATTGTATTATGATGTTGTGTTATATGAAAAGTATTTGAATGATACAATGTCTAAACTTATGGGGTGGATTGATACTATCAATCAATACAAGTCTGTTGGCTATGATCATTCTAGATTTGTCGAGATGAAAACAAACGAGTATAAAGAAACATGGCTTTTTGATTCGGAAGATGATATCCCATATTTTTCTTTTAAGAGTTGTTTGGTGTGTGAAGATTATAGGGATATCGTCTTGGATTGCTCTGATGATGACATTACAAGTATAATGAATGCAGTTAGTCTTTTTAGTCGTTTTGATATCTGTGAGTTCTTCAAAATTCCTTCATACAAAATTGAGGAAGATGGAACTATACATGAAAGAACTTTTGCAGACAAGGGGATGGATAAGGCTTCAAACAGCGTGATGATTGATGATGTCCGTTCTACTATGATTCATGTTAACAGGAAGATTCATTCTTTGGTTGACTACATAAAAAGCATTGACGAGGATAAGTTTGATGAGAGCGTTGTGGCAAAGATAGAAAGGGATGTATTTGAAATACTTGATTTGAAACTAGGAAACAATTAAGGTATTAAGGAACAAATTTGGCTTAATTCGCAATAATTATTATATTTGTGGTGATTTTGTCACCGTCGAAGATCCTTAAAACAACATTTTATGACTGTTGTTTGTATTTTAAATCTTTTCATAATTTAAAAGGGGTAGGGGTGGTATAGTCCTTTTCATTTATGCTATAACCACCCCTTATTTACTAAACACATGAGAAAAAAAGAACTTATTAAAAAAATGAGAGAATATCAGTCTTGGCGGAAAGGTGCTGATATCCCCATGATGCCACCATCCGAAGTAACTAGGATGATTGATTCTGCAATAACGGTTATAGAAAAGTCTGATACAAGCAAGGCAAATGCTGTGCTGTTAAAAAAAGAAGTGATAGACAAACTTCACATTACTGTCGGTGCTATTATTTTGGACGGGTATGACGAGTTAGATTCCTGTGTGAAATATGTTAATGATTTAATACGTGAGTTAGATGAAAATTAATTTGTTTGTAAACGGAAATTTGGTGTGCGGCCGAAGCGAAGCGAGGGAGCACAGGGGCAGTCTAGCTGCACAGGGGCAGTCTAGCTGCACAGGGGCAGTCTAGCTGCACAGGGGCAGTCGAAGTTATAACACTATGTGGTGAGGAACTTCCTAGTGATTATGACATTTCTGATGCTGTTATAATTGATGGCGATATTCATTGTCGTAGTATCAGTTGTAATGGCATTGTTGTTTGTAAAGGTTCTTATACCGTTATAGAGGAAGGGGGTGATTATGGGTCACTCTAACGGTAAAATCACTGCACCTGTCGGATTGGATAGTGATGTATATCCTACTCTAGGTATCGGTCATACTAGTAATGGCTATGATTTGGGGTATGCTTGTCTTAGCGAAAAAATTAATATGTGGAGTTATATAAAACCCAAAGAAGCGTCTAGCCCTTCATTTGACAACGCTAGTTTACCTGGTATAATTTATGATTCTGTAAATAAGAAATTAGTATATGATAGACCTAAAACATGGTATAGGCTTACTGATTTTGATGGATACGATCATGGGGCTAAACCTCTTACAATAGATAAAGATATTCTAACTAATCCTGTAGATGCTACAAAGACAACGTTTGTACTTACAATTTCACCATATTGGGCTGATTCTAGGTATAATTGGGGTAAAATACTTGGGGGATTTACTTGGTCTAATATGAAGATAAAAGTAGAAGTATATAATCAATTAAAGAAGTTGGTGGATTCTGGAGTTTTTGTTGTAAGTAGTATTGATAGTACAGGAAAAATTTCAATTACCCTTAATCGCAATAATCTCATATCTATGGGGGATACATATATTTATATTAAGGGTTATTTTTGTGATTACAGTGGAAATGTATTATGCTTAATTCCTACTACATCTGACGGATTTATTCGTAAGCCGATAGTGGTTACTCAAAGTCTTTCTATTACACTTGGAGATACAACAGCCAACGCTTCTGGATTCTCTGTTTACGGACAGTTGACAAATGGGTCTACTTCTTCTAAATGCAAATTAAACATTACAAATAACACTTCTAGTGATTACGTTGCTTCATTCGGCAGACCATACGCTAGATATAGATGGAGAGCGAAAGATGGATCTTATACAGGTCAATGGTCAGGTAATATATTGATGCCTTCGTGCACAAATATTCCTAAATCATTTACCCGTAGTGACGTGGTTGATGCTGGTAGTCCCCCATCTTATGGTAGTGTTACTCAATGGTATGTTGATTATCAAGTTATTATATATTAAACACCGGATATAATATACACAAGCAATGGGCATGGAACGGCAGCTTAGGTCTGTCTGTGTGTATTCTGTATTGCTCGTCAATGCAGAACTGGCATGGATTTTTAGACGTTACTGCTGTCCTCCATCCCTTGAAATTTGGAATGTTTTTCCATGAGTTGTAATTTGCTTCATTGAAAATACCTAGAATCATCTGCTGTTCTATAACATACAACTGGCTTATACCGTTTGTAGCATATCCTCTCCCATAGTGTTTCTGTTTGCTTGGCGGAATAAATGATACGTTATATGGTGATGATATGTTGTTCCATATCTTCTTTTGAACCTCATCCGTTATTTTTTCTATATTGTTCGTTTTTATTGACAGTAATGTATTGGCGAGATATACTTCAACAACAGCGCGGAATCTGTTTGTATTTGTGTTTATTCTCTGCTTTGTCGTTTCTCCACCGTATGTCCTTTCCATATATTCCTTAATGCCGTTGTCCGTCATTGAAATATACTCCCATCCAAGATCATCGTTTAGTTCTAGTGACAGTTTATTGCTTTCCAGTACATATTGGTATATGTCGTTATATATATCCTCACGAAACCTTTTGGTCAGTTCCATCACTTTTTCTTTTTGGCTATCTGGGAGTTTTGATATTGACTTGAACGATTTAGCCCCTGCCAAAAGGAATATGGCTAGAAGGTCTTTAGAAAACTTCTCCGCATGCTCTTTGGTTGACGATTTTATACCGTTTGCAAGTCTTTTTACTTGGAAGTAATAGTCTGCAATCTTAGATATTTCTTCTTTGTTGATCATTGGCTTCTACTCTTTCTGTTATTCCGTTTGCTACCATATTTATCATAAAACTCTTGAAATCACTTTGGCTGTAAACCTTTTGTCCGATTGATGCTAGAGTTTGAAAGATGACAATTTGATTCTCATACAAAACCTTTTGGTTCTGTATGATAGCGTCAAGTTTCGATAATATTTCTCTTTCATTGTCCATAGTGCAAAGGTATGTATTAGACTTCAATTTACCATACAAATTGTTTTATTTCATTGGGTGTTATTGTATATTTATATGTAATGTAATAAAAAAGGCAACAGTAAAGATTCACATCTGCCTGCTGCCAAAGTAAAAACATCGTAATGGTTCATTTACATAGTGCAAAGTAACAGAAATATATTTTACATATATATAACCAAACTGAATTTTTAATTAATGTTAACATATTAGTTTGCGTTTGCACATAAAAAAAAGCAAGAAAAAGGGTCCAATCTATTTCTTGCTTATTAATTTAGTTTTTTTATATGAATTTTAATTATTTAAGCCATATCTATTAACGGATGTATTATGATAAGACAAAGGTAAATATAATGTTTTATATTTCCAACTGTTTTATGCGACAAAAATTGGGTTTTCAACTTTAATTTAGATTTATATAATATTGTTTCATTAGGTCCAATTTTATTTCTTTTTGGCATTTCTTAAACTCTGGTATATTCCCTCTTGTTTCTCTCCAAGGATCTTCTCTTTTTACCAATAATTCAAGGTGTCTATCAGTACATTTATTGTATATTCCAACAACTTCGTTCAGTAATTGTTCTGTTTTACTTTTCAGTTTAATGTTCTCACAATCTTTTACTTTTATGTTTTGGAAAAAATCTATGTTATTAAATCTGCTGAATTGGGATGGTACAACAGGGCCGTGCGCCCATGCTTCAATTCTTTCATCAAATAAAACCTCATTGAAAATTGTATAATGCCACGCTTGGCAATAATATAACAATTTTTGTAATTTTGAATGTGTTATATTGCCATGTGTCTTATGTATTATCCAATCTGCTATTTGTCTTGATTTATACATTTTTGTATATGCTTTATAAAATGTTTTATTATGTGTGCAAATGTATGTGTTTATTTTGTAACTTTGTAAAACTAAATACATTTTAACTATGGAACTATTAGTAGAAAGAAAATGGTGTAAGCCTGATTATACTATAGGGCGTTTGTATATTGATGGTGAGTTTTTCAGTAATACGCTTGAAGATCGTGTTGTTGACGTGAATAAGAATGGAGTGTTTGATGGAAACGAGAAGAAGGTTTATGCTGAATCTGCTATCCCTTACGGTAGATACCAGGTGATATACAACTGGTCACCAAAATTCGGGCGTAATATGCCAAGGTTGTTGAATGTGCCTCATTTTGAGGGTATTCTTTTTCACGCTGGGAATACAGCAAAGGATTCTGCTGGGTGTATCCTTGTAGGCAACAATACATCAAAAGGCAGGCTTACCGAATCACGCTATACTTCTGACAAATTGAACAAGTTGATTGACGATGCGATAAAGCGTGGCGAACAGGTTTGGGTTACGATAAAGTGATCAATTATACGTTAAAGGAAATATAGGAGCGATGTTTTTGTCGCTCCTTGTTTTTTAGTAATAATACATTATGTACAGTGCTATACTATTCTCGCCAATTTTCCATCGGACGGTTTTCCGCCAAACAGGTGATTAATGTATGCAAGACCTTTTTGTGTGCATAGAACAACCATCACGACAAAACCTGGGTGATTCTCTCTTGGAATAGGCTTTTCTTTCATCTCGAAATACCCAGCATCAATATACTTCTGTTTTGGCTCATTCCTGTTAGCAAAGAATACTCCTGCTTCACGAAGTTTCTTGAACAAAGAGTTTCTCCCAAAAGGCAAGCCAAGTATCTTTGCCGCCTGTCCTATATCGCACTTGCCTTCCATTGCAAAGGCTTTGTCGGCGAAGTCCGCTTTGGGCTGTAGTTTTTCTATTTGTTTCTGTTGCTTTTTATTCTCCAAAGCCAACCGTTCTTTTTCCTCTTCGGCTTGTATTACCATTAATGCAAGCTCCTTTCGGGAAAGCTCATGCTTGTTTTCCTCACATGCGATAAAATATTTTCTAGCTTGCCTTCCCCGTTCGTTGTTCTCAATCATAGATAGCTCTTTTGCCATACTGATTGACAGAGCATATTCAATTCGTTTTGTAGCTCCTATTTCTCGCTCCACAATTTCGGTGAATGATTGAAAATCAACACTTTCAATAAAATCATAAGATTTAATGCGATCTTTAATCCATGTTGAAAAATCCCTTTTACTTTCAAGGAAAGAATGCAAATCACGTGCATTAACGGCTCTCTTACCGTTATTATCACTAATAGGAATAAGTTCATTCGTTGTGACGTTCATATTTTAACGAATTGTGATAAAAAGAAACCCTCCGTAGGTGTGAACGTCACAACATACGCAGGGCATAGAAGTCGCAGATTGTTTCCTTTCTGCCACCTTAGAGGGATTCTTAATATCTTGTACAAAATCTGTTCGATTTATTTTGCCAAATATTATTATGTTATGACGTTCACCACAAAGAAAAGCATAATTTTTTATATATCAAAACTTGTGGTGTGATTTTTTTTACATTAATCCAAGCACCATACCTACTGCTCCCCAGAATACATCTCTCCATTCGGGCACTCCTTGTCTAAGCCACTTATCGTAGACGATTTCTTTTCCTACAAGAATGAACAAGGTTAGTGCTATTGCTGTCCATACGGAGAAAAACCATTGCGCCATGCTTACTACAAGTATTCCTGCAATGAGGTGTTCCATTCCGTCAACTCTCAAATTGTTAAGGCATATATAGTCTAATGCCCTTCTTATTTTTCTTAGTAAGTTCGTAAATTTTCCCATAGTTTAGCTGTTATCGTTGTTTTCGTTGTTTTCTTCTATCACTACCCTAGCTTCCATATCGTTTAATCTTCTGTCTTGTTCGTCCATTCTATCATCTTCATTATTTGCAGAGAAGTCACTTTCTTCTCTTGCTGTCTGTAATGATATTATTCGGGAGTTTACAAGTTGAACGAGTGTATTGTTCCATTCAGAGAAGTCTATGTATGAGTATGGCTCTATGGTAGCGTTTATTCTTAGAGCGTTATAACCTGTTGCGTCACCTTCCATTACTCCTACATAGTATTTGAATATATTGGCCATGTCATTTATGGCTGTATTCATCATTTGTGCATCACTTCTCGCCCATTCCATTTCCGGCTCGTAATACATTGCCGTTGTTCCAGTAGGTCTGTCACCTGACGATGATTGCATTGGCGGAACGACACCGCTTCCGTCAAGTATCCCGTTGTATATGTTATCTATTTCGGTGAAAAGTGAGTTTGAAGCGTCCATTTTACCCATGAATTGTGCATCATCTTCTGCTCCTACACGTAAAATGGAAGTTCCTCCCAATCCGTTTCTTTGAATGTTTATTCTTCCGTTTGTCTTGATAAGTAGCATTTGGAATGCCTGTCGTGTGTTGTATTCTCCTATCATGGACATTAAGAACTCGAAATCGTCTATCAAGTCCTGTACTGCCCCCCAAAATGGAAGTTCAAGCCGTAGATATACTACAGGTATAAATCCAAGGTTATGGAATTGATGCAGTTGTATGATATTTCCGTTTTCGTCAATATCCGTTGCTATATCTCCGTTGGAATCAAGCGTGTAAAACTCATCTTTAGTCCATACATCGACAAGTGTGTCTGTATGTTCTTCTCCGTCAGCCGATATGTATGTGGTTGTATATTCCCTTGCGAAAGCTATTCTTTCCCCTCTTCTGTTTTTATGTTCATACAGTATATCTCCTTTTGAGTAGCTGAAAGACCTGTATTTTATCTCGTCCTTATCCTTATATATATATATGGCAGCATCCCCTACCTTTCCGGCTTCGCTTATAAGTTCAAACTTGGCTGTTTCCATGAGAGAATCAGTCCAGTATTCCTTGTATGTTGTCAGCTTATCCCTGTTCTGCTGGTTTGACGCGCTTTTCTTTATCTGGAATTTAAGAGGATTGGTACATAGGTGTGATACCCTTTTCTTGTGTATCATCCTTTGAAGAGGAAATGCTCGTCTTTGCAGTACATAGGGAGTTGATGCCAATTTCTTTTTTCTTTTCTGAGCACCTACATTCGCGCTTCCATCATCCGATGATGTGGCATCCTCGTCTGACGGGATACTGTCTTTCCAGTCGGGTCTGTTGTGTATATAATGCCCTGATGTATCCCATTGCGCTAGGAAATCATCCTGTGACATATATTTGTATATCAAAGTGGAGCGTCTTGGCTTTTTCTTTGTTCCTCCACCTCTCCCATCGTCACATCTTGACGGAAGTGCCACTTTGAACGGTTCTTTTCGTAATAAAACGTCTAATTTTAAAATTTCCATAGGTAATTATAAATATTTTAATTCATCCATTATATCGTTAGGTATGTCAATCATTACATCGCATATATCAAAATATGTCCTGTATAAAAATGTTCCTTCTATCAAGTCGGGTGAGCATCCTACAATCTTTTTTGCTTCCTGCTTTTTCAGAAGTCTTAGTTTCCCGTTTTCCCTTTCCACGTCACGTCTTATTGCTCTTCTCTGGTCCATCAACGCTTCCCGTATTGTTTTGTTTACATACGGTTTGTCGAGAAGTTCCGGGTTTATGCTGAATCCGCAATATCCTAAGTTTGTTCCTTTTATACGTGTTACCATTTCATCTGCAAGCTGTGCCCTTAGATCGAAATAGAATCTTACAGGTTGATCATCCTTGCTTTTGTCTAGTCTTTTCGGAACACCTCTAAGTATTGCCAGGCTTTCGGGAAATGCGTCACGGAATGTAGGTGCTCCAAGACCGTCAAATGCCAGTCTGTTTTCACCGATTCCCCATTTCCGTAGATTGTTTCTTACCCATCGGTTTAAATCCCTTGGCTTTAATGTGTTTGACCATTCCAGGTCTTGTAAGTGATGTCCTATGAAGTGCCCCATTACACAAACGTCACCAAGACCGTATGCTATATCCAGTGTAGCACATTCAAAGTAATCGTCAAACACGGGCTGCGATGAGAACATTTCCTCCATTTCGTCACGGGTTATCCACTCGTTTCCCCCTTTTATCAGCTTCCATGAACCTAATGCGTTTATGGATACTTCCTGTGCTGTTCCTCCAAGGTTTTTCTGATAGTCGGGATTGGAAGCCATAAGTATCTTGTTATCTTCCAGCCCAGAAGCTATAAAGGTTATGCTCTTGATGTATCTTTTACAGTTTGTTTCGTCAATTTTGGTATTTTTACCGAATCTTGCGATGATATAATCTTTTGCCTGAGCAAATACTTCTTGTGGGCTGTCACCCCATGCTGTTTCATGTATAGTATCTCCATATTGAAAGAAATATCTTACCTTTCCCGATCTTTCTGGAATTGCTATTCCGTCATCGTCCACCCACCATGATACCAGTGCTCTCCAGAAATCGCTGTACGGGTTTGGATTGCACGCACCTGTAAGACCTGTTCTTAGTCCTGATGATGAACGCAATACCGTTTGAAGGTAGTTTATGATAGGTTCCGTTGCCTGTGAGCACTCGTCTATCGCCACCTTCACAACGTTACCACCCTGTTGTCTGTCCTTAAATTCATTTATGCCTTTTTCTCCCGACAGGCAGGCATCACCGAAATAATCGTACCGTATTTCACCTCCTGCGTCAAGTCTTGAAAGGCGTTTTGAATCAATATACTCACCATAAGGTTCAACCATCTTTGAAACCACTTTAAGAATACCGTCCGCTTTTTCTGCGGATGTCTTGTCCTTACGGAAAACAAGTGCGGAAAATGACGGATGGTTGCATGAACTCAGTATATCCATTCCAAGGCATACGGATTTTCCTCCCCCACGATTCCCGTGAAGTATCTTTATCCCTGCCCTGTTCCTTAGAAATGCCTCCTGTGAACCTTTCTGTGGGGCAAGCATATTTACCTTGTATCCCTTGCTTCTTCTGTCCTCTATATATCTTTGGACGAAATCAAGGCTTTTATATGGTATGATTCCCCTTTTGCCATATCGTTTCAGCGATTTGACAACATCCTTAGTCTTTAATCCTCGGTATTTTAAGTCAATTTCTTCCATCTTTCTGTATGTATTTTGCAAATATAATGTTTTTTTAAATATTTTTTTGCTTATACACATTTTTTAACTACATTTGCATCGGTAAGAGGTACTTACTGTGCGCAAAGGTCTTGTGCATGAATCACATAAAAAAAAATAAATAGTATATGGATGAAAATGTAAAAGTCATTTTTGAAGGTATCAAGAATGCGTTGGGAGAAAGTAGCTCCGTTATTACAGATCGTACAATCGAACAGACAATTAATGAGTTCTCAGCGTTCGCACCGCAGGAAAATGCGGAAAAGTTCTGGAATGAAAGTGTTGTGAATCATTTAAAGAACACTGTGGCAGGTCAGGTAAGAGCGTTTGCGTCTGATAAGCGCAAAGAGTGGGATACAATCAAGGAACAGGAGATATCCAACTTGAAAAAGGAGTGGGAAAAATCACATTCGTCACAACAACAACAACAACAACAATCATCCGAACAGAAACAGTTTGAGTTGCCCGATGATGTCAAGGCTAAACTTGAAGAGTTTGAAAAGTTCAAGAAAGATTTTGAAGCTAAAGAGCAGGAGGAAAAGCAGAAGCAGATTGTAACTGAAAAGCGCAAGAAGCTGTCTGATTTGATTAAACGCCCGGAAGCGGGTATGCCTAACGAGTTGTTGCGCAACATCATTTTTGAGAACATTCAGATTTCGCCCGAAGAGGAAGATACAAGCATTCTTCTGAAAATACAGGGAAAGTACAATGAAACGTGTACTAAATACACAAAGGATGGCATTAATCCTTTTATCTCTGACAAGGGTGGTTCTAGCGATGTAAAGTCATTCATAGATAGAAAGAGAGAAGAAGATAAGGCTAACAAGGAAAACAACATTGTCAGCCGATATTACAGTAAAATTAACAAATAGTTTTTTTAATTATGAAAGCAGGAGTTCTTGCAACAAGTTATAGTAAGATTGGTGGCGCAAGACATATCTTTTCTAATGATACGTCTTTGCACGTACTGTTGGTAGGATGTAACGTTCCAGTAGAACGTATGCCTACAGTTGGGAACAAACTTCCGGCTGGTACCATGATTAAATGTGATTCCTCAAAGCAGAATGGCGGTGACATTCACTATTCATTCAGAATATATGAGAAATCGGAATCGGGTACTACGGTAAAAGTTGAAAAAATCATGGGTAATACAGTTGCCAAGGTTGGTATGATTGTAGGTAAAGCACCTACTACTGCCGCAGGTACTACAACTGGTCTTACCATTAATGCTATTGATTCGTCAAATGACGAATATGATATCCTTACATTGTCCGCGGATGCAGGTAAATTGGAATTGACCGATATTTTGGTTGAAGTTACACAAGCTGGTGCTAGCGCAAAAATCAAGGTTATTCCCAATGCTATCCTGCCTTATGATGTTGACACCATTCCCGGTGCCACTCTCTATCCTTTCAACGGTGCATGGATGGTGACAAGTGAGATTTTGGAAAAACGCATTCCGCCCGTAGCTTCGGCAATCAAAAAGGCGATGAAGGATGATGAATCATATCCTTGCGTTTTCCGTTACACATTGTATAACTAATTAAATTTTTTCGTTTTATGCAAAGATCGACATTTAGTTTCTATGATTGGCATTTCTCTGGGGAGATGCAGGAACTTATGGATTATGCCAATCAGAAATTTGATAACGAAAACTGGAGAAGCTACGGAGATTGGGATGTTCCTCAGATGAGTAAATCATGGAATGTCATGGTTGACGAATACACACAGGCTACCCGTCCTGTAATGCTGGCTCCTTTGGCTGAAAAGCCTATTATGGACACTACGGGATTTGAATGGTATTCGGGCCGTATTCCGAAGATGGGTCACGCCATTCAGTTTATGGAAACCGATATTCAGGAGTTCTATGAACTTGACATTCCGCAAGGTGCATTGCTTGACAAGATCCGTGAGAAGTGGTTCACAAAGATGGAAGCGTGTATCCAAGGCTTCCATACCGAGTTGAACTGTATGACTTATCAGGCTCTTTCTACAGGTATGCTTAACTATACAGCCAGTGGCACTAACTCAATTCCTGTTCAGATCGACTATCGTGTTCCTGCAAAACATAAGTTGAAAGCGTTAAAACAGAAATGGTTTATCGATACAGACTGGACACCGAGCGAAAATGCAGATCCTATTAAAGACCTTCAAAGAATGTGCAAGATTGCCGATAATGACGGTGTACCATACGATCATTTTGAAATGTCAAAGGATTTGTATGATAATTTCTTGATGCACCCGAAAGTGACAGCAGCAGTACAGGCACGTCTTGTTCCTGCCGCAGCATCTACTACAATCTATCCTATGAACAATCAGGAAATTGTTGATGTGCTGATGAAGGTGTTCTCTATTCCTGTGATTATCCCTATTGAGGAAAAATCAAAATGGAACAAACTTGGCGTGATTGAGGAAGCCAAACCGTCTTTTGAAAAGAACACCGTTGTTCTTGTTCAGAGCGGTCAGTTCTTCCGTATCAAGAACTCACCGTCAATGTATTTGCAGGATACCAACCCGGCTGTACGTATTTCCTCTTTGGAAGGCGGACGTATCGCATTCTTGCATCAGTATTCTTCTGAACCGTATGCAGAAAAGAGTTCAGGTGAATTGTGGGCGTGTCCTGTGATGAAGAATCCTAACAACCTTATCATTATGAAGGTTGACGAACAGTCAAATACAGGATTGTAAAAAGTTGAACCATGAAGGTCATTATTGATATAAATGGCGAAGGCACAGCAAAAGGCGCAGGGGAGTATTTCATTGGAGATACTCTCACGCTCCAAGCTATTCCCGAAGAAAGTGTGGAGTTCGGATATTGGCTTATTGCTGACAATGAAACATTGAAGCCGGAAGATAGGCTGAAAGTTTCAGATAATCCGTACACTATTCAGGTTACACCTCAGATAACAGCAAAGGGTAACATGAAGGTGGAAGCATATTTTTATATGTCTATGCGTGAATATCTGAAAGCACAGATTGACTATGAGTTGAAAAACACATCGTATATCAGTGTTGCCCAGAAATGGGGATTCCGTTTGTCTGATGACAGCCGTGAAACGTCTGAGATGAAGAAGGATTTGGCTTATGCCGATTTGTTGCTCATTGTTTGTACTGCCCCTTCAACCATACAGGGAAAGACGAAAAAGGCAGGTAACTGGTCAATTACTGACACAAGCAAGACTATTTCTATCAATGACAAGAAAAGATTGGAACAACGCGCAAAGGATTTATACACCAAATGGGGTTTGAATTTGGATGTTGGAACTGATGTTGAAATAACTAGATTAAGATGGTAGTATGGGAAAGAGTATTTTAGGTGAGGATATGTTTCATGATATGGTTAGAATTTACCAGAACAAGAACAGTTCGGATAAATATCATACCACCCCGTATTGGGAGATGATATACGAAGGAAGGGCAAACATACAGGAAAAGGATACTGGTTCGGAAACGAATGATGTTGATAAATCCGAATATGCCGCCTACCTAGAAGATAACGATGTAACCATACCTTCCGGGTGTCTGTTGGATTGGCAGAATTTCAACCATCCGTTTTCGGACAACAGCAATAGTTGGCGTGAGATAAAGAAACCTCCATTTAACAATATGGAATTTGGTACGGTGATATACTTTAACCAAATAGAAAACTAGAATACTATGACAATCAATTGGACGGAAATAATACTTGCTTTGTTGGGTACAAATGGCATAACCCTTCTAACTTCAATGTTAATGTTTAAGCAGAAGAAGGAAAAGATGGAAACTGAAATTGATTCTTCTACCTTGGACAATCTTGAAAAGGGGTTTGCTATTCAGGGTGCTCAGTTGAAGAAGGCGCAAGAGGAAATTTTGAGTTATCAGCAATCTCTCCACGATGCTTATCAGAAGATACAGGAGCTTTACAATGAACTGAATGATATTAAAACAGAACTGAAATCCGCTAAAGATGATCGATATTTGCTAAAAAAGCAGATTGAGAAACTGAGTAAACCAGTAACAAGAAAAACAAGTACAAAAAATGCAGGCAAATAACAACGATAAAGTATTGAAAGAGTTTGGTAGTAATGTCCAGCTTGCCTTGGATGCTTCTATCATGCAGTTCATGGAAGATATCGCCACGAATATCATGGATGATATAAAAGACTTGGAGGGCTTTACCAACCAAACTTTCAATCTTGAAGATAGTTATGGATGTGGCATTTACAAAGATGGGGTCCTAAAGAAGATTGTGTGGGCAAATGCAACGAAAGTTGCAAATGAGCCTAGGAAACGTAACAATGTCGAGTATTGGGGGCGTGAACTTGCCGAAGATTTCTTCAACAGTTATAAATCCGATGGTTCTGAAAAATATGAACTGGTTGTCGCTGCTGTCATGTATTATGCCAAGTATGTTGAGAACTATCACCTGTTGAACGTTCTTTCAGATTCTTGGATTAAGACAAAGACAGATTTAAAAGGGGGTAAATATACTGTGGTTTTTAAGAAAATTGCAGCTAATATGTTAAACAAATATTTTAAGTGAAGTTATGGGCTACTTTAATCCTTCAACAATAAATACCACCTTGTACAATATTGTATTGGACAAGAAGATTGCTGACGATGTATATAAGGTGCAGCGTCCTGCAAGTGTTGATGATAAGGTAACTAGTTTTATTGTCGTAAACAACAATACAAGAATTGTCAGCAATACCGAGAGAGGCCCTTACGGTCACTTCGGGAAAGGCGAAACAATGGCTACGGTTACTCTGTTTGTAAGGGCATTGCCCGGGAACGTATATCCGTCTGTCATGGATGCGTTGAGTGAGAAAATGGTAGAACTGTTCCCGCAAAAGACTGTGCAGCTTCATTTCGAGATATTTAATGTTTTACCACCAATGTTTGACGGGGTTGGGTTCTATTATATGTCCGTCCTGTTGAATGTTGATATTTCAAAGGATTAGCTGCATGAAAAACGTGAGAAAAAACAGTGGAGGCGCATCGGTAGATACGCTCTCAACAATTAACAATAACTTTTTAAATACAGAAAATAGAATGGCACGAGTAAATTTAGACACCAGCCCTGCTTACTTGAACGGGCAGTCGGCTGCTTTGACATTTGATGCGATTGAGATTACCGATGAAACTCAATATTCAAGTTTTAAGAATCCGAAGATTCTTCCCAATATTGAATCTGGTACTACGGAATCCGCTGGTACTGACGCTGACACTTCTGAAACAAAGAACGAACAGGGTGCTACCGTATTCCAAAATATCACACCGGGAACTATGGCATTTACCTTTACAGGTATGTCTACATCAAAAGCTGCTTTCGCTTTCTTTACGCAAGGAAATGAAGCAAATGCTGAGTTGGAATTGGATAGTTTGACTGACACTGCGGGTGTTTTCGGCAAGGGAGTTTCTCAGAAACTGAAAGCGTTTGGTGCAAGCTCATTCAAGCAGTTTGTACGTCCTATCGGTATTATCAACGGTACTGGTGACCGTATGATCTTCTTCCCGAAGGCATCATGGGCTGTCAGCTTCACAGGTGCTCCAAGTAACGCTGGATACCTTGGATTCTCCGTTACTGTGACAGCATTGGAAGTTAACACTCAGTATTTGAAAACCATGATGGTTCTCGAACTTGACAATTCGGGAGTGGGTGCTTGATGTAGACGGGTGATGAATTATTAGCCGGGCGTTTTCGTCCGGCTTTTATTGTTTTTTAACTGATTGTGTTTGATTTTTGTTAACCTTTGTTGTATTTTTGCTGTAAAAAATAACACCATGACAGATAAAGAATTGTCTGATAAATTAAAGCTAAAAGCTATAAGCCTTGGACTGTGTAAGGAATGGACAAATGGATGGGGAAACCCGGACAAATATGAATTATGCGAGAAATATATCAGAGGCATTGACTTCTGCCTGTTAAACAGGTTCCCGTCAAATGAAATAATCAAGAAGGAGTTTGCTGGTGTTAGGGAGAAGTTTAATATCTTTGTTGATGATACCAATCTTTTCATAAGCAATCCTAAATGGTCTATTTTTAATGGTTCGTGTGATTGTGTTGTCACATTCAACGATTTCGGTATAGGAGAAATGTATGTCAAGGATAACAGCCGTGTAAGCCTTGTTGCGCTTGATAACAGCATAGTTCATGTTTCTTTGATTGACGATGCCAAACTTGATATTGTATCGTCTAAATATACCAAGGTGTTCGTTTATACAAATACGCCAAAGAACATATCAAAGGTAGATGTGAAAGGAAAATTAATGATTAAACCGTTCAAGTTAGTTTAAAAATGGGAATATTCAACTGGAAACAACCTGACTTAGATGATCAGATAAAGATGCAGAAGTTTGCCACTCATAAATACAAAGAGGTTATGGTTGGCAATAAGAAATTCAAGGTGCGTGGTCTTAGACTAGGTGCATACGATTATATTGTAGACAAGCTGTTGATACGTGACATTATCAATCCCGATACAGCGAAAAAGGAAATGATTGCAATTATGAAAAATGACGCATCTATTCCGTACAAAGTTGCAGCGGCAGGAGTATTGAATAACTATTGGTTTTTTGAGATAATTCCTTTTGCAAGACGTATATACGCTTGGTGGTTAAGCAGGCACTATGACCATAAGGAACTAACTCCGTTGATAGAAGCCATCGTGGAGGGGGCTAATGTAAGTGATTTTTTTACAAATACAATCCGTTTAGCGTTCTTGATAGATACGACAGCGACATTAAGCAAGAAGGATGCCATGAAATTATCTCTCGATGCAAAATCGGCTCACGAGGATCTATCCAAAAAGATTTCCCCCAATTCAGAGGAGATTTAAGGCTATTCGGAGGATTGATGGTAATCAAGGACTGGGCTTTGCTATGGAAATATTCATGGAGTTATATACAGGCAGTAATAATGGACCAGCCTAAACTTGATTATCATTTTGAAGAGAAAGTTAAGTTGTACAAGGCTTCTCTTACAGAAGATTTATATAAGGAAGCTAACAAGGATGCAAGTGGCTTTATATATAGATTCAAGGAATCTAAACCTAAAGAAGAGCATCCCGATATATTACTAAAAGACATTTTGCGATGATAACAAAATACGATCCTAAAATATATCCCCTTAAACTGTATGTTGCAGTGGGGGATGATCAATGGGGGAAAATACATAGAAAATTCACCAAACTTAATCATGACCCGATAGATACATCAAAAGATGAAATTAAGGGCTGTAATGGCATGACTATTTTTGTAAGAGAAAAAAGTACAAATAATTTAGGTGTACTTATTTGGTTATCCAACAATGGTATAGGGGTGAGAACTGTTGCTCATGAATCTATTCATTATGTTTGTAATGTATTTGCGTATTGTGATATTTCTATGGGGTATGAAAAAGGGCAGGATGAGCACTTTGCATACCTTTTAGGTTGGTGTGTTGAGTGTGTAATGGATAGTGTTGCGAAATATTTAAAAAACAATAAACATGAAGATTAATTTGTTTGTAAACGGAAATTTGGTGTGCGACCGAAGCGAAGCGAGGGAGCACAGGGGGGGGCTTTAGCCCGACAGAGGGGCTTTATGAGATAATAGCCTTAGATGGTAGTGATATACCAAAAGAGTTTGATTTGTCACAAGCTATCATTATTGATGGTGATGTACGTGTGACGGGTAGTTTGATTTTAGGCGGCAATATCGTCTGCAATAAATGGCATTTATAACAAATTAAACACTATTTAACAAAATTAGTTATGTTATAATTTAATTTATAGTTATATTTGCAATATGAAACGAGCATATAAATATAGACTTAATCCTACTCCTGAGCAAATTGTTTTCTTCAACAAATCTTTCGGGTGTTGTAGGTTTGTATATAACTATATGCTCGGTAAACGTATAGAAGCGTATCAGCGTGACAAGACGAAGATAGGATGGGTTGAACTGGCTAAGATGCTTACAGAACTTAAAAAGGAAGATGGAAAGAAATGGCTTTCGGAAGTATCAAACGAGTGCCTGCAACAATCCATAAGAAATATGGACAGCGCGTTCGTGAAGTTCTTCCGTGAAAAGACAGGCTTCCCAAATTTCAAGGCGAAGCATTACAGCCGACAGTCATACAAGGCTATAAATTCGGTGTCTGTTGACCTTGACAACAACAAGGTAAGACTTCCAAAGATCGGATGGGTTAAATTCTTTCCGAACAGAAAGTTTGACGGTAAGGTATGTTCTGTCACGGTAAGCAAGACACCAACAGGTAAATATTTCATTTCTGTTCTTGTTGACGATGGAAAGGAAATACCTGTAAAGCCTGCTGTCAGATATGATACGTCTATCGGTATAGATGTCGGTATAAAGGATTTTGCAGTTTGTTCGAACGGTGATGTGTATGCCAATCCCAAATATCTTGAGAAATCGGAAACAAGACTAAAGGTGTTGCAAAGAAGATTCTCAAAGACAAAGAAAGGTTCCAACCGAAGAGAACGGGCAAGGAAAATATTGGCAAGACAGTATGAGAAGGTTTCCAACCAACGCAACAATTTCCTGCATCAAGTCACATCAAAGATTGTCCGTGAAAACCAAACGATAATCATTGAGGATTTGAATGTAAAGGGTATGTTGAAAAACCACCGTCTTGCAAAATCCATATCATCCGTTTCATGGAGCGAGTTTTTCCGACAGCTTGAATACAAGTGCGAATGGTATGGACGCAACCTTATACGTATCGGACGTTTTGAAGCAAGTTCCAAGACGTGTATATGCGGATACGTTAATAGTGAATTGAAACTCAGTGACCGTGAATGGGTTTGCCCGAAATGCGGAAGGCACAATGATCGTGACATTCTCGCTTCGGTAAACATCAAACGGTTCGGACTAATATCACCCTTGGTAGAAGGGGTTGAGGACGTGGAGTGGTCGGCAGTAGTCGGGACGGTGAAACGTCAATATGTATGTGTATAAACGTATATAATTACCTAAGCCCGAAAGTTACACGAACTTTCTGGCTATTTTGTAACCTGAAAACAATATGAAACCGATACCTATGTATCCAAGATTGATTAGTATTTTTTGCCATTTAGACAATTCCTTTTCTACCTTTACTTCTACAATTTTCTCTACGGTTATTATCGAATCTTTCGTCACTACCGTTTCTTTGTCCAAGGATGGAATACTGTCTTGTAAAAAGTCTTTCTTGTTTTTCAAACTATGAAAAAGCCTGCCATCCGACATTATTTTAGCGTCTGATATGGCTAATGATGTTTCCAAGTGTGAACTATCTTCAAATGTTGTATGTTGTATGTGTTCTGTTGGAAGAGTTATTATTTTTGATTGCCATACTACTCTTTCCGTTACTGTCGTGTTATGGTCTACTATAGTTGTATTTGTCGAAGATGGAAGTAGCTTGCGTGAACAAGAACACGACAGTAACAAAAAAAATAGCAATATAGAAAACGGCTTATTCATCTACTAGATTTGTTGCGATAAGCGAGATAAATTCCTCCTTCGGTATTTCCAATGCTTCGGGAGAGTTCCATTTCACTTTAATTGCACCGTCAGTACCAATAAGTTCAATGATTTTAGCGAATCCTTCAAAAGCGAATTTTCTAGGCTTCATATCACATTCCTCTTTCATTTTCTCTTGGTATGCTTCGGAGTATGCTTTGTTCAGTTCTTCTGTTTCCTTGTTGAAATCTTCTTCTGTTTTTCTGATTTCATCCGCTTCTTTCTTTTCCTCTTTTGTCGCATCTTCCTTTCCGTCAATCTCTTTCATGTGATTGATTTTCTGTGCGCGCTCGTCATATCCTTCCTTCTTTATTTCTTTAAGAACCTGTTGCATATCATCATCGAATGCTTTTGCAGCTTTGTCGTAAGCGACACGCATAAGCATGATTTTTGCTTTCAGTTCTGATGGAAGTTCCTTCCCTTCTAGTGATAAGGGGATATTCAAGAGAGTTAATCTCTTTAAAAACATTTCTTGGTTCGTCATTTTTCTTGCCTTTTTTAGATTGAAACTGATGAGATGCCTTTCGTGTTGATGTATTTTGTAACATCGGTTACGAAAGAGTTGATGATAGTAATGATAGCAATTTGTGCTTCCAAGTCGGGATGATCGTTGTAGTTGATTGCGATACCACCGTTCTGATTGAAATAGAATGTAGCGAGTTGGTTCTCTGATTCCAATGACTTCACCTCTCCGCCATCAAATGAATCAATGGTTTTACCGTTTGATACGTTTACATTCGCATTCACCTTGTATTGTTTTTCCACATTAGCTTCATTGCTGAATGTTACGCTGGCTGAATTTACGCCAACAAGTGTTACTTTGTTTTCTTCTATAGCCATAGTTAAAAAATTATTTTATTGCAAAGATAACATAATCGTTTTTATCTACCATTTTAAATATGTTAAAAAATACTAATGGATTTTTGTTTGTTGTAAATCATGCTCTTGTGCTTATTTTTGCTATTTTTGCAATAATTAAAAAACAATAACTATGGCTGATGTTGATTTAGGAGCATTAAAGTTTAAGATCGGTCTAGATGATTCCGGTCTTGACAAACAGATAAAGGATATACAGAAGAAGTTGCAGGACACTTTTAACCAGGAGATGTCCTTCAAGCCTATGTTGACCGATATAGGCAAAATGAATGACGAACTTAGCGAGGTTGTAGATAAGATAAACAAAGCTAATGAAAACGCGTCCAAGGTAGGGAAGGGGAAGTCGAACAAGAAAATGGATATACTTGTTCAGATGGAAGAATTGTCAAACAAGATTGTCGAAGCGACAAGAGAGTATGACAAGCTGGAAAAGACTTACCGTAACATAGGCAATGCAGGCGGAGATAAGGGGATGGATACAAGAAAAGCCAATCTTGAAAGCCAGAAGAAAGTGATAGATGATCTTGTGGCTGAATTGAACAGATTGAAAACCGCATATTCCCTTACTGCTAACAGTGTGCCTAAATTGTCCATTTCCGATGAAAGGGAACTTAATCTTCTACGCCAGCAATACGAGATGGAGATTGCACGGACAAAGGAGATGGATAAACAAGCATCAAAGCAGAAAAAGATGCAGCAGGCCAATCAGAATTATATACAATACCTTTCTGGTCAGTCTGGACTTGCCCTTGGTATGCCTGAGGGAAGTGCTGAGGATTTGAACAAGAAGATTGCCGCTATACAGAAACGCCTTGAAGTATTGAATAATTTTAAGGTTAATATTCCTTTTAACAGCAATCAAATAACAAAGATTGACACTCTTATTCAGAAATTGCAAGGCAGATTGGAGAAGTTGCAATCATCTTTAAGAAAAACATCAACGAATGAATTGCTTAATATCAATCCTACGTCTATCAATCAGGCTAACAATCTTATTTCTGAATTGACAAACAGACGTAATGCGCTTAATACGACTGATGCAAACTATAACCGTACCCTTACTCTTCTCAACAGGAAGATACAGGAACACAACAAGTTTGTAAACGAAGCTACATCCTATGGAACAAAGATGCAGCAGACCAATCAGAAAAATGCCACAAGTTCAAAGGAATTTACCGAGGAACTGACAAAGCAGAGCAGAATGATGCGTGAGTTTGTCAATACGATAAAGACTTATGCAGGATTCTACTTTTTCAGAGATATGTTTCAGGAACTTGTTGCCATTCGTGGAGAGTTCGAGTTACAACAGGTGTCATTGCGTGCCATCATACAGGATGCAAGACGGGCAGACCAGATATTCAGTCAGATTAAGGGTCTTGCTGTAATATCTCCTTTCCAGTTCAGCGATTTGGTTGGATATACCAAACAGCTTGCAGCATTCCAGATACCTGTCAATGAATTGTACGGTACAATGAAAAGCCTTGCGGACGTTTCCGCAGGTCTTGGTGTTGATATGGGGCGTATTATTCTAGCTTATGGACAGATAAGAAGCGCAGGTGTGTTAAGGGGACAGGAATTACGTCAGTTGACAGAAGCTGGTATTCCTGCATTGGACGCATTAAGAAAAAAACTGGAAGAAGTAAGAGGCGTGGCTCAAACTACTGATGATGTGTTCAACGCCATATCAACACGTCAGATTCCTTTTGAGTATATTCGGGAGATGTTTACCACAATGACGGAAGATGGTGGTATGTTCTACAAAATGCAGGAAATACAAGCTGCATCTTTGAAAGGTATGGTAAGTAACCTTGCCGATTCATACAAGATTATGATGAATGACATAGGCGAGGCGAATGATTCCGTTCTGAAAGGAATTGTTGGAAGCATAACCGATGCGATGAACAACTGGAGATATTTCTCCAAAGCAATAGAGGGTGTTGCTGTAGGATATGCCGCATTGAAAGGATTGCAGTTGGCTAGAACAGCCATGCTAGGAAAAGAAGTTGTCGCAACAACTAATGCTATTAAGGCTGAGAAATTACGGGAAGCCCAGTTGCTTAAACAGGCTGCAATGTACAGAACGCTCACTACTGCCGAGAGGTGGAAGATAGCGACAGCGTCAAAACTGTCTGCCGTAGAGATAGTTGCTGCCGTTAATTCGGGAAAGATGTCAGCAGAGATGGCAAAACGTATTCTTGCCACGAATATGCTGACACAGGCTGAACGGCATCTTCTTGTCACCGAACTTAAACTGACAGGTGCGGAAGCTGCAAGAATGTTGTCTATGACAAAAACGACAATGTTGATGAACAGATTCAAACTGGCAACATTCGGTTTGACAAATTCATTGAAAACATTGTGGCTTACGATAAAGGCTAATCCGCTCATGACGATACTTACTGTTGCAGGACTTGTAGCGGAAGCGTTTCATATTATGTCTGCACGTTCGGAAGAGTTCAATCAGAAGATAAAGGATAGTGCAAAGTCTTTCCGTGAATCATACAGTGATTTGCAAAAAGACCTTGACAAGATAAACTTCGATAAACTCACCCCGGAAAACCTTGAACAGCTTGACACGAAACAGTTGCAGACGTATGAAGAAACACTGACTGGAATATTGTCTAAATATGGCAATATGGGGCAATATATAGTACAAAACAGTAAGAAAATAGATGATCAGAGATCTCGTGTGGAATATCTGCAAAAGTCAGCATCGGAACTAGAGCAGGTTTATAAACGTGCTGCTGAAAATGCGGATATAATGTTCAAGGCGGACAAGGCAACATCTACGGGCGTATTTGGTGATTCATTCTCTGATATGCTTAAAGATTATGAGAAATCGTCTGTAAAACTCACTTCGGCAAGTAAGGATATAGAAGAGTTTCGTGGCCAGATAGTACAGGCATCCAAGGAAATTATAAACATGGGTAAGGGTACTAAGGAATGGAGAAACGAACTTACCGAACTGATAAACAAAGGGGCTTCGGCAGCTACTATTGTAGAGAAGATACGTTCTTTGGCTGAAACGTCAGGAGATGCACGGACATTTGAAATATTCAAGAACAAAGCCCATTTTGACAGTGAGGAATTGTTGAAGGAATATGAGAAGTTAAGGATGGGCATCACAGATGAAGTAAAAAAACTTGAATCATCCTTTAATTCATTTGCAAAATATACTGAGAAAAAACTTAAAGATGTATTTGGCAATATAGATGTAAAAAACCTTACTGATGAGCAACAGAAACAATTAAAGATACATCTCGATGAGTTTGCAGTAGCTAATGAATTAGGGGAAAATGCCAGAAAGAAATTGAACGAACTAGCAAAAGAAAGATGGCATATTCAATTTGAACTTGATGATAGGGAAGCGCAAGCAGGTTTGACAGGATGGAAAAAATCACTTGACGAGATTACAGGGAAAGCGTGGACCATAACAATCAAAACGTCAGATGTAAAGACTGTAGAGGATTTTTTCAATGCCGTAAAAAAGGAATATAAAGATTCAAAGAGTACAATAGAAAACTATCAGAAAACTATTGACAAATTTTCCAAAGAAGGTAAACTGAAAAAAGTAGGTGATAAATACGAACTGACAGGATTGGTAGATCCCGAAGAACTTGAAACATTAAGGCAAATAATAAGCGAGTTTAACGCTGCCAACGAAGCGATGTCAAAGGCTACGGGAACGGCAAAACAATTCAACCTTGAACTGGAAAAGCAGAAGAAGGAAGCACAAAAAAGAGACCCTCTTGCTGACCTTTGGAAAAACAGGTTGTCATTGCTTGAATCCGCCTATTCCAAGTTCAAGGATTTGAGCATTAACATAGGCAAGGAAGAAGCCAAAAAGCAGATTGAAGCCATCTACGGTTCACAGGCGTTAAAACTTGGCGTGGATATTGTATATGACAAACAGGCTATTGTTGACAATTACAACAAGGCTGCAAAGGAATTGGAAACACGTGTTCCACAGGATGCTGTTAAAAATGCAAGGAAAGCAGCCGAATTGTCCTCTGAAATTTATGTTGATGCAGCCAAGAAGGTGATGAAGAGGATTACGGATGAGTTTGACAGATACAAGAACAAGTATGACTTTTACAGTGACATACTTGGGATAACGGGTGATTCAGACCTTGCCTTAGACCTTGCCGTTCAATTCAGCGGTGACACATCTACCATGGCTGAAAGTTTTGCAGCAGGTATATATAACAATTTGCAATCCGCATTGGCAGGAATGAATCTTGACCTTGGCGTTTCTGTCGTGCCCGACATATCTTCATTCACCTCAATGAACCAGTATATCAATCAGGTACAGGAGGCTATTAAGGGGAATAAGAATATAGGTGATGAACAGAAACAAGTTATCCAAGGTATGATTGACGCATGGAAAGGCTATTTCGGTGAGATGGCTAGACAATATGCTAATGATTTGGCTGAATATGGAGATCATTATACCCAGGTGGATATTATCAGAGAAAAGTACCGTAAAAAGATCGCAACCGCAGAAGGAATGGGTAATACATCCTTGGCTTCCGCATTGCAGAAAAGCGAAGAGATGGACTTGTTTAAGTTGACTACCGACTATCAAAACTTCTTCGGTGCGGTGGAAGCAATGTCTATGGAAGCTGCAAATACTGTAGCTGACAAGACAAGGGAAATGCTTAATAGTGCATTCAGATCTGGTGCTATCAGTGCAAAGGAATACATGAAGGAACTTGAACGTGTGGACAAGCAGATAGAGAAGATGATGAAGAACAATCAGTCTGACTTGCAAACATACATGAAAGATGGTATTGAAGGTCTGTACAACAAGAGATATGATGCTGAAAAGTCAAAGATGATGGCAGGTATGAATGATATGCAACAGGCTATGGCTGACATCAAAAATGCTTCCAAGGCATATGAGGACGCAATGAAGAATGGTGATGAAGAAGCCGCCAATGCCGCTTTGAGTGCCAAGTCGGAAGCCGAATCAAGATATAAGAGCGGACAGGAAGCTGTCAATACTGGTAAAGGAATGATGGCTGCCGCACAGAACGCTTTGCAGACGGTAAATCTTATCGACTTTATCATAACCAACATATACAATGCCATAAAAGCCATGCAGCAGATAATAGCATCCGTGTCCAACCTCATGGATTCTATGGGTAAGGATACCGAGAGCGGATTTATGCGAGAAATGAACCAGTTCTCGGAAGCTATGGGAGTTATGAATGAAGGCGTGAAGAAATCATGGGATTCATTCAAAAGCGGTGATTTTGCAGGTGCGATAGGCTCGGCAATATCCATGCCTCTTGATGTTATCGCTACATTTAACAGACAGCATGACAAAAGGCTCCAAAAGCATATAGAAGATCTTGAATTTGAATCAAAGAAGTTGACCAATATATATAATATGCTTGAAAAGGAATTTGAGCACATTATAGACCCGGCAAGACTTGATGAGGTGACATCCCAACAGGTTTCCAACTTAAAAGAACAGTTGCAGATTCAAAAGGATATTCTTGCTGCCGAAGAAGATAAGAAAAAGTCCGACAGGGAAAAGGTAGAAGGATACAAACAGACCATAAAAGAATTAGAGTATGAGATAAGATATTATACAGAAACTCTTGCAAGTGAATTGTACAGCATTGACTTGAAAGACTGGGCTAGCCAGATAGGTGATGCTCTTGTTGAAGCATGGCTGAAAGGCGAGGATGCTGCAAAGGCTTATAAGGACACTGTGGCAGACGTTATGAGAGATGTTGTTAAGAGTTGGGTACAGCAACAGTACATAGAAAAGGCAATGCAACAGGTACAGACCACATTGTTCGGAGCAGACGGCAAAGGTGGTATGTTTGCGGATAACAAGATAGATAAGGATGAACTTATAATACTAGGAAATGTAATGGGTTCATTGGAATCAGCCTTTGCGGAAGCCGGAGGTGTAGTCAATGAGATAAACAACGCCCTTGGTGGTATGCTTACTGAAACGGAGGAAAATGCGGAAGGTCTGTCCAATGCCATTGCAGGAGTTGACGAGAATACATTTAATCAAGCGTTGGGGTATCTTAACGGGATGAGATACGAAATGGTTGTACAAAGCGATCTTCTCCGTCAGTTGGTATCGTTAAATGGTGGTTCGGCAGGAACGGGAGGAACGAACATGACAGCCATACAGCAGTCACAGTTGGAGGTTCTCACCCAGCAGCTTGCCGCAACTATGGCGATAAAGACAGCACTTCTGAGTGTCGTTTCCATTGCCCCAAGGTCAGGCGGAAATGCGATAAAAGTTATAATTGACTAAAACAAACGCCCTGCTAGCTTCACAGTTGGCAGGGCGTTCCAGTTTGATTATGAACAAAAAAAAATCCAATCACTTGAGGTGCTTAGCGGAATCGAACCGCTGTTGTCGGTTTTGCAGACCGTTGACTAAACCACTCATCCAAAGCACCGATTGTGATGCAAATATAGAAAATTATTTTTTAAAACTAGATGGTTTCTAAGACTATTTTTGTTATTTTTGCACTAATAAACAATGTACACGAATGGCTATATCTAAATATTTTATAAAGAAAGGAAGCGATACGGCAAAGGATTTGTATGCCACATACAGGCTGTATATACTTGAAAGCAAGGGATTATGGGATTTGCCGACAAGAAAGGAAGCCTATGCCGAAAAATGGTATGACAAGAACGGTCAGAAGGTGTACGAACCTGTCACGCCTGTTTACCAGCCAACGGAAGGAAGCATAACATTTGCCGCTTTGGGAGATGTGGAAACGGTAAAGACGAATATCCGTTCGTTCTATTCATATATAACCAATGTGATACCTGCCACTCCCGGTACGCCATACGGTTCATCCTCTTTCTCTATATGGAATGATATATGGGGTGAATCGGCAAAGCAGGTGATAAGATGCACTGGTTTTGAAACAGGCGCAAAGATGAGTTATCAGGACGTTCAGGACTTGCAGAACCCGGACCAACTTGTGTCCGCCTATACATTTTCGTTAAATTTCAGTATTGACCAACCAACGCTTTAAAGACCAATGATTTTACAGATTAAAAGAGGAAATAGGGTTATTGCGGAGAGTGCTGATTTTTCATACAGCCCGTCTTTGCAGGAAGTGAGAAAATTGACTTGTGAAGTCGTTTCCGTTGTTCCGATAGAGTTCAAGGCATACAACTCAAAGAGCGAATCGGAATACGATACAGTCGTATATAACGGTAATACATTCATCCTGTACCAAGCCCCATCGGGAGATAATCTTAATGAAGCAGGAAAATACAAATACTCCCTTTTGTTTTACGGTAAGGAGGTGCTTTTGCAGAATGTGGCGTTTCTTGACATAGTAAGCGGAACAGGCGGTGAGATAAACAAGATAAGATACACACATGGCGGTCTGTTCCAGTTTTGGGGTGATGCAAAACAGCTTGCCGCACGTATAGAAGCAAATATAGAATCTTACAATGCTTCATTGGGCGTGGGATATACAGGCATTGGTACATGGACATTGAATGTGGATGCGGAAGGCGAACTGACAGAGGATATGATTGACATAACCGATGGCACCAACCTGTTTGAAGCATTGAAGAACTTCTATGACAAGTTTTATCTCAATTATTACTTCTCAACGACAGCAAACGGTGGGATAATAACCATTACGGACAAGACAAGACCGTCCGTAAACTGGACATTCAAGCAAGGTGACGGTGGGGGTGCTGTAAAAGTTTCCTCTTCCGTAGACACAAGTACACCTGTTATAACCCGAATCATACCACAAGGCGGAAGCAGAAACGTTCCGCCCGAATACAAGAAGGACGCTAAGCCTGCCGATGAATCACGTTATTGCCCGTACATCCTTCTTCCGAATGATTCCGCAGGGAATATAAGATATTATATTGACAGCGAATACGGATTGAAGAACTATGGTGTGAGAGGAAAAACCATATCAAATACATTCAGTGGGATATATCCTTCCATCAGAGGGAAAAAACTTGGTGATTTGTACCCGTCAGGACTTCCCGAATGGGATACATACAAGGCGGATGGAGAACCCGATCCTCAATCGGGTAAGGTGGCAGGTGAGGGTGCTAGCGCATCTACACGGATAGATAAAATCATCGGGTCTACTCCTATAAAGAGTGATGATAGTGACAGTTTCTTCATTTATATGACCTCTCCCGGATTCAACCTAGGGTACAAGGTATATGAGGACGGTGATTCATCCGACAAGATAAATGACAACGTGCAGCCCCAGTACAAGCCTCATGCTCTGTTTGACAATTACAGGGATTTCGAGAGGTTTGATATATATGGTACAAGGGTATATTATGACCAGCCTGTAAAGGTTACTGCCACATTCTCCGGGAAGATGCTTTTCAGTATATTACCAATAGGAAGTGATGCTGTAGGGAAAAAGGTGAAGATTAACCTACGTATGGTTTTAAACCGTGTATTGGGTCAGGCTTCTCCTTTGAAAGAGGTTGTTATCGGAGAGGAAGGTGCTACTGGTATGCTTGAAATACCTTACGACAAGACCGCTCTTGTAGGATATATAGAAAAAGGTCAGAATACGACAGTTACTATCCGTGTTGAGTTCACGTTTGATTCCGATGTTCCTGCCGAGAGTTGCAAGATAGGCTTTAATGAGGAAATGACCTGCAATATACATTTCGGTAATCAGGACGGTTCACAGGACAGATTCTATTACAAATACGCTTCTGTGACGGACGTGGTGTTCAGTATGCGTACAGGAACTTATACAGGCACGGAATTTAAGATAAACAAAAACGGTATTATTCCTCTTTACGGTGAGGTGAACGGTGATACGGGGAAAACGGAAGAGGATGTTGCCATGTTCAACAAGGGGGCACGATATAAAATATCATGCTACAGAACGGATGGCGACAATGCCAAACTTCCGCTTTATACGGATGGTAAATCTCCTTCAATTGCAGCAGGAACGGAGTTTGTCATTCTGAATATCGTCATGCCCGAATCTTATGTGACAATGGCTGAGAACACGCTTGAAAAGGCGGCTCTTGACTACCTGTCAAGATATGACCATGAGAACCGAACCGTTTCACTTGACATATCTAGCGGATTTGTCGCAGAGCATCCTAACCTTTTCATTGACTTCATAGAAGGAAATATGCTAAAGGTAAGGGATGATGGAATAGGCGTGTTCGATTTCTCTGATAACGGTCAGATAGTGGATATGCAGTTACAGATACAGTCTTTGGAGATTAAATATTCCAAGGAGAATATGTTCCCGTCATATTCATGCACCATTGCAAGAAGAAAGATACTGTCTTTCTATGAACGGCTGGCACAGGAGAATCAGACTGCTTCAACACAGAATACGACAAATGTAACATTGGGTGGAAGTGGTACGGGAAGCGGAACAAATATTTTCTCTGAACAGCTACTTAATGACCTTATTGCATCGTTTCAGAAGTTCAACGGATGGTTTGAATGGGATGAAGTAAACCAAGCGTTACGATGCAAGTCAGCGTTCTATACAAACCAATGGATATCAGCGTTGGGCGCACAGAGTGGTAGCGGAGAACCGGGAGGTGGTGAAGGCGGACTGATTAAGGCCGTGTACGGATTTGCCGATTTAGGTAAGACGTTTGACGATTCCAACCTTAGCAATACATTCAACGCATATACCATCAACGAGATATGGAAGCTAGCCAAGGAAGGCGGAATGAATACGGACAAATTGTGGCAGGAGTTGGGAAAGGATGATCCGACAAAGAAAATTCACATATCCCATCTTCCTGACAATAAATTTGTAACGCTTGATACGGAACAGACAGTTACTGCAAGCAAGATATTCACTGGTCAGTTGTCTACGGCAAATGTAGTTCCTAGCGTGAACAACGCATCCACACTTGGTCTTGAATCGAAGAGATGGGAGAATATTTATGCTGTAGATGCCAACATAAGCGGAACGGTAAAAACACAGGCGTTGCAGGTTGGCGATATAAAGATTATATATGATTCCGTAAACAAGGCAGTAACATTTGAGCATATAGATGGAAGTACGGAAATAGGCTTCTATACCAGAGGATGGATTTCCGCTTTAGGCGTATCGCCTGGAGGAAGCGGAGGAAGCGGTGGTGACGGACTTGTGAAAAACGTATATGGTTTTTCCAATCTCGGCACAACCTTCTCCGATTCAGACCTTGACAATACGTTTAATGCGTACACGATAAACGAGATTTGGAAAATGGCGAAGGAAGGTGGTGGTATAAAAAACATCACCCAGTCGGGAAGTGGAAATGCCGTAACAAACATGGCACTTAGTTCTGACGGGAAAACCATCACTGCCGCATTCGGGGAAACATTCGCTAGACAACAGGACTTGGGTACGCTGAATAATACTGTAACACAGTTAAGCAACAAGTTGAATAACTTCCTAGAAGGAAGCGATGCCGATAACATTATCAACAAATGGAAAGAACTTGAAGCGTTTCTTGACGGTCTTACGGAAAGCGACAACCTAGCCGAACTTCTTGCACTGAAAGCGGACAAGACCATAACGATAAGTGCAGGAACTGGTCTTACGGGAGGTGGAAACCTGTCCGCAAACCGCACATTGTCACTGGCTACCACGGGGGTGAATGCTGGTACATATACGAAAGTTACAGTAGACACCTACGGGCGTGTTACAGTTGGTGATAATCCTACCACTTTGGCAGGGTACGGGATTACTGATGCCGTTACCTTGACTACTGCTCAGACTATTTCGGGACAAAAGACATTTACCAAGAATATTCTGATGAATAGTGGTATCGGTCTGTCTTATGGCGGAAATACTGTTTTCCGTAACACGACAGGCAATACCGTCATATCAAGCTATGGAAATGAGGGTATGATTTATTTCCGTCCTAATGGAGATACGTCAGATGTAGGAGTAATACAAATAAACAAACAAGGACACCTCAATGGCGTTTCAGCAGGATTTACAGGTGGCGTTTCCGCAGCACGACTTACAGCAAACGAATATATACAGATAGGAGATGCCCAACTTGTTTACGATTCTGCAAACAAGGCTCTGAGAGTGAAGCATAGAACAGACGGAAACACGGTAGGATTCTACTCGGACGGTTGGGTATCTGCTCTTGGCGTGAAAACAGGTGGTAGCGGTGGTGGCAGCGGTGTTGTAAATACCGTTTACAGCTTCGCAAACCTTACTGACGGCACAACCTTCTCCGATTCAGACCTTGACAATACGTTTAATGCGTACACGATAAAGAAACTGTACGACATGGCTGGGCAGGGAGGACTTGACGCTGACGCTATGTGGGCTGAATTGAAAAAGGCTGATTCAAGTAAAGTCATAGATGCAAGTCATATCCCTACTTCCGTATTGGACGGTAGATGGGTGAAAAAGGCTGGCGATACTATGACTGGAACCCTTACATCCGCTTCCACTTCCGGCGCAATCGTATTCAAGGGAGTGGAAAATTGTGATATTACCAATATCTATAAAGATAACGGAGTTATCAAGAACGATGATGGTGGGTTTACTTCTATAAGAAACGGATTAAGGTTCAACTGGTATGACACCTACTGGTATATAGGAAACCTTAGAGGAAGTAGTACGGATAGTACAGGATTTGGTGTCGTAGACCATAACAACAAGCTGGTTTTACGTGTCACTCCAAATGATGTAAGAGCACCGAGATTCATGTCAACTGTTGCCACAGGGTTATCACCTTTGATAGTTTCAAGCAATACAACCGTAGATAATCTAAGTGCGGATTTGTTGGACGGATACCATGCGTTCGGCACATCAAACGCCCTTATAAAATACGGATATACGGTAGGAGGCACTGAACCTGCATGGTGTAGAATAGCTACATACTCCATACGTAATACGGAAACAATGACAGACGTTTGCTTTGTGCTGCACTCATCCTTTAGTGATTTGTTTGGTCTGTTGGTTGTTAAAACTAGTGGTACGGCTGTAGTGGAAGGTCTATTGATAGCGTCATACAATATCAATAGGCTAAACATACGTATCTATCATGATGCGGAAAAGAAAAATATAGAACTGTATTGTTATGGTGGAAGTAACTATTCCATAATACAAGCCAATCTGTTATACAGCCATGACCGAAACGGAGGGGCTAATACGAATATAACACTATACAGGGCGGATACAAAAGCACCATCGTGGAGCACTTATGTTAATCCGGGTTTTGTAAACTTGCAGAATTCTTCTGAGGCTGCCAAAAAATTGCAAACCCCAAGGACTTTATGGGGGCAGTCATTTGATGGTACAGCTAATGTAAGCGGTGATATGACGGGCGTAGGTAACATAACGATGAGTGGGGCTTTGTATATAGGGGACGCCACTTCCCCCAATACCATATATTTCTACGGAACTACGGGAGATGGACCGGGCAGTTATAGCCATACGTTCATTGCTGAAAGATTTTGGGGAGGTACGGAAAGTGGTGAGCTGGTCCTGTTTAAAGGAAACGATTTAAGCCCCGGTAATACAGATGCCACAACCGTAGGTGGTGCTGGACCTGACAGAATAAGACATATTGCTGCCGCCCATTTATTCCAGACTTATGCAAGTCCAATATCAGGTGCGGTAGAGAGTATTTGTACAAGCTCTGCTTTGAGGAACTTGTTCAGCATAGCACCGGGCAGGGTTGTAAGCTATATTCCGTTACAATCTATCGTAGCAAGTGGCACTGCTCCATTTATTGTGGCAAGTAATACTGTTGTGGGTAATCTTAATGCAGACCTTCTTGACGGGTTGCACGCTGAAAGGTTCTTATTAAGTGTAGGTAGAAGTGATGGTACTTTTGACTTAAATACTTATTCTGAAAGAGCAATTAAGGAAATAAGAACAACAGAACAAACTACAAATAATGCCCCTTTTGCTGGATATGGATTATTAGCTAACTTATGGGATTCCAATAAATATGCTGCATTACAGATAGGAGGAACTAGTGCAGACTTGTTTTTTAGAGGAAAACATGATGGTACTAATAAGATAACGTCTGCATGGCATAGATTATTACATACTGAAAACTATGCGTCTATTGCTGACGGACGCTACGTAAAGAAAGCAGGTGACACCATGACAGGGGATTTGACGATGAACAATACCAAAGGATTCAATATCGGATGGTCAACTAGAGTGGTTAAGACTTCGGGTGTTTGGATTCACGGTGGTGGTGATACAGCTTCTTCAACCGATGCGAACTTACGTTTTGCATCATGGTATGGAATTGGTTGGTATCCTACGATAGATTCTACCAGCGGTGTAAGACAAGGAAACAATGCCATGTGGCTGAATGTAAGAACAGGGGTATTAGATGTACACAGCAACATTACTTCCCATAATGGTTATCTAGCCGCAAACTGGGATTCAGCTAGGCGTTTGGTTATGGGTGGTGGAAGGACCTATGCTTGGATTGATTCAAGAAATTCAAGCGATAATGTATTATGTAGTATCGTACTGCAAGATAACAAGGTTGTAATAGGTAATCATGCTGAATCGAGCAGGTTCGTGTCCACCGTAGGCACAGGCACGCAGCCTTACCAATGCAATTCCACTACATTGAATACCAACTTGAACGCGGATTTACTGGACGGACAACATGGAGCATATTATCAGAATCGTAAATACGATGGTTTTGTTTCCCAATATAATAATTATGACTATATAGAATTTTTAAGGTTCGTGATTCCTACTGGGCAGGAACAATCAAGAGCATACGTAATATTTGACTTATGTAGAGTGGAAACGGGTGGTGGTATGAATGGGCGTGCAGTTCTTAGAATAAGAAGAGGTAGAGATAATAATGCAGGTTATATTTTCTACGTGACAAATTTCGGGCAAAGTTGGCTTCCCGAATTAAGATGTACAACGGATGATGGCATAACATGGAGAGTATGGATGAAATGTGTCAAGGACAGTTATGACCCGTATATTGCAATAAAGATAGTGGAACAATACCCTTATGGGTATGTGACCACACAAAATAATGGCACTACGGGAACACCTGGCGGTTCAAAATACACTGTTGTTGCAGTAACAGCAGGTCTTTCCCATGCGGCAAATGTTCTTGTCAATACTAGAAATATTTTTGGTCAGCCGTTTAATGGTTCTGGAGATGTTGGTGGGCAAATGACTTCAACAAGTATATTTGTGCAAACTGGAGATGCTACATTAAAGGTTTACAGTGGGCGTATAACTGATGCAAGAAGTGACGGAAATATATGTTTGCAGACTTCTATTGATGCGACAGACGGACAATCTAATAGTTATCCTACGCAGTATCAATCAAGATGTAACTTATCGCTCCAACCAAGGGGTGGGCAAGTATATATTGGGCAAAATCCAGATGGCGGTGACACGGGATATAAATTGACGGTGAATGGTTCTATAAAATCTAATGGGAATATAATAGCCACTGGAGCAATTACTGCCAAGGCATCCTCTTCCGATATAAGGTTGAAAACCGATATTCAGGGTTATGATGCTATGGGTATTATCCGCAAATTCCGGAGCGTGAAATATCACTGGAACAATCTTGCCAAGAGAAATTCCGAGATATTCAATCATAAAAAATGGAATTATGGTCTTATCGCCCAGGATTTACTTTCCGGCGGTTACAGTCAGTGGGTCAGTGATATATTCAAGGACTATTACACCATAGATTATGAAAGACTTATTCCTGTTGTATGGAAGGGATTGCAGGAAGTTGACGATGAAGTTACAAGATTAAAGAAAAGAGTAAGAGAATTGGAAAATAGATTAGGAATTAACAATTAATAAATAAAAAAATATTATGAGTCATTCTAATGGAAAGATTACAGCCCCGATAAACCTTGCTGGTGACGTTTACGCCACTCTTGGCATCGGTCCTACTAGTGATGGTTATGAATTAGGGTATGCGTGCGCAAACACCCACGGGAAAATAAACCCGTGGGCACGGTACAAACCTGTACGTTACGAAAGCCTTGCACCTGGACCAAATGAAAAATGGTGGCAAGGATGGGATGGGAACTGTGGTGTCAAACCTTTTCAAATGGCAGGATACTGGGATGCGCCAAAACACGCAGATGGAAGCATGAACGGATGGGAATATACAGCACCGACAGGTGGTAGATTCCCATGTCGTCTTACCGACTTTAACGGATACAACCATCTTGCCAGTCCACCGATAAGTAGATTCTCCTGCCCGGATACTGCTACCAATCAGTTTACAAGTAGTAATTTTGTCTGTTCTGCGGATATAATGATGCCATCGGAGGGGCATGATACTGATTTTCTTGACATGGGTGACTTTGCCGAGATAGCTGATTGCTATTTCGGTGTCTATGTTAAGCACAAGACCAGTAAGATGTCTAGGCGTGTTACTGCCGACAAGAAGATAGGAACAGGATACGCTACGGTTACTGTAAACTCGTGGGGTATGACTGCTGGTGATTGGGAAGTTTATCCTTTCCTTAGTACAGCTATATTGAAGCAGGATGACTCCGATATTGCTCATATAGCATACACTGTTCCAATGGTAAGTAAAAGAGATATAGAGATAGTTGGTTCTTACGTAAGCATAACAATACTTGGTGAAGTGATGCCATCCGTTATGGGATATATTGAAGTTACCGTAAGAGTAAGAAACGGTTCGAGTAGCCTTATTTCTTTCCGTAATAATAGTTGTATGTCTAGGTTTGCAAGTAAGAAATTTGAAGATCCTATGGTTGTAGGTGAATCAAGAGAAACAATAGAAGATTTCCAAGTATCCGCCAATTCCGGCATTGACAAGAAGGTGAGAATATTAATATCATCGGAACTGATTAATGCAGGAACTGCAAGGGTATGGGTAAGCCTTAACAGTGCTGCATATAAGGGAAGTACATTGCTTTTTTCTATGGATCCTGGGTTATAAGCACAATCATCCCCCTTGCCGTTTACCAGCAAGGGGGAGTGTTTATTTCGTTTTCATTAGTTTTTCCTCAAACTCCGCAATGATACAGTCTGCATCACCGCCATGTACCCAATTCTCTAAAACGGAGGAAAGAACTTCGATAGCTTGTTCTTTCTGCCACTCTGCGCCAGCGATAAACCCCATATAATATGCCGGAAACATACTTCCGCTGCTTCTGCTTTCAGCAAAAGAATGAGCCGCTTTTTCTAATGTCTGTTTCATTTCTTTTCCTCCTCTGTTTTAATATCCGTTACTTTGCCACGATTGACAAAACAGAAACATCCCATCACATTACACAGGTATGATTCATGCTCCATCTTACACTCTTTGCATTCTTTACACAATGAACATTCGCTGCAATCGAAATTTTCATTGAATGTTTTGCTCATTTCATGCAACACACCATCTATTATTATTCCATTCTTTATTTCCATAATAAATCCACTTATCTGACTTTTTTTATGATATAAGTCCTTTAAAAATATGACTAACAACATCTACAGTCCATCCATTTCCTAGAAGCCCCATCCCTATATGTGGCTGTACTGACTTTGTGTATCCTTCTGGAACTGTCTGCAATCTTTCCGCTTCCGTAATATTGGGCGTTCTGAAACCTTTTTCGGGATTACAGTCGGGTGAGTTGAATATCAACGGTGTGAGTGATTTTTTATATCTTCTTAACAACGATTCGGGGTTCTTGGCAAACCTGTTCCATGATTCAAGCATACACCATGATTTGTCTTTCTCCACATACCCGTCCGTAATGATGTCCTTGAACAGTATTCCCTTGTCCTTCCATGCAGGTATTTCCCAATTGCACCAGTAGTATCTTGCTCTCATTTGCGCGGAGAAATCGGAACTGTTGATATACACATAGTCTACTCCAAGATGTGACGAAATCAAGTCAGCCCAATCGGATTTCATCTTCACATTTTCGAGCATGAACTTTATGTTAGGGTTAAACTGTCTGATATGGTTCAGTATATTGACATATTCAAAGAATAATCCCGAACGCTCGCCATCGAAGTTCAGTTTCTCTTTCCCTAACTGTGAGAAATCCTGGCATGGTGTTCCGCCAATCAATAAATCAATATCTTTCCACTGTATATCCCATTCTTTCTAGTGCAATACGTCCGCAAGCTATCCCGTCACATAAACTTAGTACATTCATCGTCTTAAATATTTAAATATATGTTTGATTGTTTCTATATTCCATCCGTTCCCAAGCATCTTGTAACGCTGAGTATCGGATATTCCATCCCATATATACCATTCGGGAATAGTTTGAAGCCGTGCACACTCGGTTGGGGTAAGCCTACGAATGCGAAAATTACCGTTATCAACCAATACCAAGTTGTCCTTTTGTACTGTTGTAAGGCAATTGGTTTTTCCATCTTCCCTAGGTTCAAGCTGTTGGATGTTCTTTCTCTGTTCCTTTACAATCCCGGCTTCATATTCCTTTCTTATCTTTTTTCCATATTCGGTTCTTTTTGGAGTAAGGCAGGCTGATTCACGCCCTCGCATCGCAACACATATCGGATCATTATCCACCTGTATGTAATTGTCATTGTCACCCATCTTGAACAATCTTGTATTTATAGTGCGAGCCTTTTGTTCATACGGAAACTTGATAGGGCTAAACTGGACAGGACTGAATTTTTCCGTCTTTACCCTGCCCTTCAAGCATTCAATCATCTTGTCAGACAAGAAATATTTTTCATCAACCTCTTCTTCAAGGATATCCTTTAAAAGTATTCCCCTATCTTCCGGCTGTGGAATATCGTCATGGATATCCGTCCAGTATATGCGCCTTCTGTTTTGTGCCGATACAAGTGCGGAGTTGATATGTATTCCTTTCCTACCCATTGTTTCATTGAACACGGATTCCCATTTCTTTCCCATTTCCACATTTTCAAGGAAGAATTTGGGATTGTCACCACGCTTAATAAGTTCGTGGTATATACGTATGTATTCCCAAAACAGATAGGATTGCCCTTCAAATTCAAAACCGTTCTCCTTCAATTCAAGATACGTTTGCAAGTCTAGAACCTCCATGCCTTCTTTCGTTGAAAGCCCTTTTCTCTTGCCAGACATGGACAGATTAGTACATGGCGATCCTCCGATTATCAAATCTATCTTATCCAGTCTGCTTACTTCAAGTTCTCTTACATCACCAACCTGTATGATGTCAGGAAAATTCTGCATGGTTGCCTTTATGGCAAACTTGTCCACTTCGGACGCATAGTATTTTTCTACTGAAATGCCAAGTTCGGAAAGTGTTATCCGTCCGCACGACATCCCATCGAAAAGGCTTAATACATTCATCGTTATATTTTTTTTAAATTTTCAGCAAATATACGACATAAAACTGTATGCAACCAATACGTTTAACTTTTTTTTAATTATCTTTGCGATAATAGATAAAATTCATAATATGCAGTTTTCTATAGTACCAAAAATAGATGCCGAGATTATGTTTTCGGAAGATGATCTGTCCGTTTTCAGACGATCGACAGACGGTCTGTATTATATGATCCATACCGAGAAGGTTATGGAAGTGATGCCTATGACGTTACCTGAGGACGGAACGGAACACCCTTTCCCTTACGACACATACGACACTGGCACAAGAGAGTTTGAGAAGCTGCTTTTATCTGAGGAATGGGCTAAAATGGGAGAAAAATGAGAAAGATAGGGCTTTTTAACATAGGAAAACTTGGTCTTGTCAAGTCGGCAGGAAAGGCGAAAACCGACATAAGCAAGGTGATAGAAAAATGGGTGAAAGAACACATGGTGTTTTGGTATGATATGACAAAGCCTGTGGATGTTTATACACAGAATTTTAATGATTGGCAAAATTATAACCCTAATTCTGTTAGTATAACCAACAATAAGATTGTGGTTAATGGTTTGATAGACAATTTTAGAATAGCATCCATAGGAAAAGAAACAGAATCATTTTCCGTATTTATAGAAGGTCTTGGTGATAAAAACTTAGTATATAGAGTGAAGTTGGATGAAAATAGTAATCAAATCACAAATATTAAGTTAAAAGACGGAGAAAATGTACTTCCTCATAGTTTTGCTACAACTGTTGCTTTTATGGGAGTAAGTGGAGTAACTGATTACATAGGTCTTACCATTACCCAGCTACCGTCAGGACAATCCGTTCCCACAAACGAAATACTAAAAGCCAATCCATACTTGCAGGATTTCAGTGGAAACAACAGACGATTGAAACTTAACAATTTCCTGTTCGCTGCAATGAGCGGTGTGGGAGGGTATGACATTTCTAGCACCAATATTCTACCCGATAGAGCAAATGTTACTGTTACGGATAACAGGGTTATACATATTACTAAGAAACTATCCACCACAGATAACATGGTAAACATAGTTCCGGCAAACTCTAACCCAACGCATAAGTTTAAGGTTACAGGTCTTTCTGATGGCAGACAAGTTAGTTTGGTAAACAGAAATGGCGGATTTTATACTTTTGACAACGGGGAGCATGAGGTGACATTAACCTATCCCGAAGGAACCACTTTATTGTATAACGCCATAGGAGTTACAGGAAGTACAGGAGATATGGATGTAACAATAGAGTTTATACCTAGATATCCCAACGCCCTAGTAACTGATGGGGTAGATGATTATGGGCAAATACAGAACTTACAGCATGGCGTTAAGGTGTTGTTTACTACTATTAATCCGTTTGTTGATGGAAAGTTTATCTATGACCAAAGACTGAATACTACTGAACCTTGGCTGTTTGCCGTATTCAATGACAAAGGTAGTATTGCTTATAATAGTAGGAACTCAAACGGCAAGACCTATATTGATGGAACACTGAATGAATCTACAATAGTTTCCGCTTTGTTAAACAAAAAGCAAATAATCACCATAGTAAACAATGATGTGACAGGTGATAAAACTAAAACTCCTGTATTCTTTAGCAATACTGACCATGATAGCGGATGGATTAGTTCAGCTTTCTACAACTCCATCGGTTTCGATTCCGTTCCTACGAAAGAAAATGACGGATTTACCGAACAGGATTTGATTGATTACTATATACCAAAGGCTATCGTAACAATAACGGTCGTAGATGTATCGGGTTCTCCTATACAGGATGCTGTAGTCACTGTTGGTGGAATACAATACAAAACGTTGTCTGACGGTACAGTAAAAGTACGGGGTATGGCAAATGGCACGATGTCGCTGTCTGTAAAGAAAGACGGGTATATGCCGTTTTCTGACAATTCATGGAAGCTTGCTGATTCAAGGATAACGCTAGAGGTTCTTCGGAATACCGTAATCACTGAAAATGGATACAGCATATTGCTTGAAAACGATGGTTTAATATTAACGGAATAATATAATGGAAGATAATCTTAAAATTTCACAGATGCCTCCCGTTGAGACCGCTACGGGAGAAGAGATGATACCATGTGTGACGGGAAGCCCTAAAGAGAACAAATCCGTCACGGTGTCCAAGATAAGACAAGGCATGGTAATGGACGAAAACTATGTTCATACCGACAACAACTTTACTACCCAGTTAAAAACCAAACTTGACGGGATACAGGAAGGCGCACAGAAGAATACCGTCATAGGCGTGAAAGGTGATGCCGAACAGTCTTACAGGACAGGAAATGTCAATATAACAAAAGACAATATAGGTCTGTCAAATGTGGACAATACGTCCGATGCCGAAAAGCCCGTATCCACCGCACAGAAAACAGCCCTAGACAAGAAGGTAGACAAGGTGGACGGTAAGGAGTTATCCACAAATGATTTCACCAATGACTACAAAACGCTTCTCGAACAGATAAAGATGCAGCAGGGGAACATATATGGAGTGGAGATGAGAAGAGGGCAGACAGACCCTGTATTTCAGACATGGATAGGAAAGGAAGAGTTCAAGACATCTCATCCCATCCTCAACTCTTTCCGTGTGGCAAAGGTAAAGGACGGTAAGGTAGTCGGATTTCTTGACCAGACCAATTTCTTCAAAATGGCTGACGGTAGCCCGTCAAATATTGTTATTGACGGAACTGATGTAACAGATGATGGAAGCGACATCATGCTTGTAAACACCAAGCCTTTCTGGATAATCAACGGAGGAACGGATGATACATACGAAAGAAGGCTCGTCAGTGACGCTCCGTTTACATACGGTGGCGATACGGCCATAGAGATAAAACCGTTCGGAATGAGTATCGGTTACTCCACGATAAAGGATGGGAAGCAGAGATCTATTTTTGACAACACGGTAAAAGGAACAACATCAGTAGGAAATCTAGGCGTGAACATAATGGAAGGAAATGGATGGCCTACGACAAACGTGTCACGTTTTGATTTTGAGAAGTATGCTAGAAACAAAAATGGAGATACGACAAAGAACTATCCTTACGCCAATGCGTTCGCCCTTGACCTTGAAGTATGGTGCACGCTTCTGTTCATTAAGTTCAGGACAAAAGACCTGCACGCACAGTCTGTTTGCGGAAAAGGAATATCATCCAACGATTCAGCCCCCGATGCGTCAAGCTGGGGAAAAATGACAGGCGTCAGGTTCAAGAAGGCGGACGGTCAGACCTATGTGTATTACAATATGAACGGACAAGGATTTAAGGCGTCCGAAACAGGAACGACTTACAATTTCGCCCAACTCATAAACAACTACCATCCTTGCATGAAGATGTTTGAAGCACAGCTTGCCATGTCATACGCAAAGGAACACAATGTCTCTCCCGACACCGAGTTTGAATATGAAAGCACAAAATACAAATACTACAACGTCCAAGGTCATAACGGATTGGCTGACGGGGAGATGTCGGGTATCGTAGCCAAGTTTGTCACTGCAACTGTTACCAGCGGATGGAGTATCCCGGATAATGCGGCAGTGACAAACCGTGAAATAGAAATATGCTTCACGCAACCTATCATTCGCGGACGTATTGCCGGGTGGGGAGATATATGGATGTGGTACAGTGGGATAGATTGTGTCATGCACGATTCTACGTCCATAGATATTTATCAGACCTATGACGTAAACAATCTGACTACAGACAATGTAGCCGCAGATAAGAATCCTGGGGAATCTTATGGATTTGAGAATACGTATGATTTTGTCGGTTCTATGGCTAGAGGTGAAGGATATATAACGAAGAACTTTAAGAACTCTCTTATTGGAGAGGTCAAGGGAAGCAATCTTCACACGGGGAAATGCCATTACAACTGGTTTACAGGAAATGCAGGTTCGGGTAAGATTGGAAGGCGTGGTGTTTACTTTGGTGGGTCGAGCAACGACGATTGTTCTCTGCGGTATGGTAAGGCGAGCTCTGCCCCTTCGCATGCGTACACGTCCTTCGGTGGCGGCTTTCGTTGTACAATAACCCAATCCTAATTTTTCACGAAGTGAAAAATCCCCCTCCCAAAACTTGCAAAATATATTAATAATGTTTAAGTTTGCATAATTAAAAATCTAACCAAATGCGGATAGTTTATTAGGGTAATACGAATAATTTTGCTATATTTGCATTAAAAATAATAACAATATGAATATAGTAAATGTAGTAAATTATGAAGGTCTTTACTGTGTTACAGACGAAGGCTATATTTTTTCTTTAAAAACAGGTGTCAAGTTAAAAACACATCTTGAAAAAAGTGGATATATGAGTGTAGTATTGAGTAAAAACGGAAAGAAACATACATATAAAGTGCATACCATTGTATTTAATTCCTTTAATAAAAGGAATAATGAATTGGTTATAGACCACATAGATGGAAATAAGACGAATAATAAATTGTCTAATTTAAGACAAATACACACAAGAGAAAATACAGCAAGAAGCAAGACTAACAAATACGGAAGAGGCGTTAAGTATTACAAAAACATAAATAAGTACGGTTCGTGTATTTCTATCAACCGTACAAGATATTATTTAGGAGTTTTCCCGACAGCAGAACAAGCTAGCAATGTTTACATAGAAGCACTAAATAACTGGGAATTACACGGAATATTGCCAACTGTAAAAGATAGGAATATAAAATATTGTAAAGTTTGTGGTAGGGAACTTCCTATTGATGATTTTTATTTAATAAAAGGACATGGCAGGTCATGGATGTGTAAGTCATGCTCTAGGGAATATTCAAAAAATAAACGAAATACAACAATATGGAAAGAGGTTTGATTTTTGACGAGAAGCCTGCCTTTATCTTTGATTTAGGCACTGGATATAGCAATGTTCATTTAAACATTGAACAAGTTGACGAACCCGAAACGGACGATATGGGAAATATTGTACAGGAAAAGTTCGTCAAAAAGTGGAAAGCCGATGTACAGCGTGTAAAGAACCCTGTATCATACGACAAAACGGTAGATGCCGCCATAAAGGATGAATTTCCCAACGGTGAGGAAGAAGCGGCTCTCAGAAAAGGTATTTTAAACAAACTTGACCCAGATTATGTAAAGCTGAACGAGTTTGCCGAAAGTGTGAAACAATCTTACTTGAAAGGATATGGAAAACAATGATAAACAACAGATAGGTGGGTATTTCTCCACCAAAAACGCTTCAAAGGATGAAGCGTTAAAAGGTATCGTAGCTGCAAGAATATCAGCATCGGAAGATGTAACCGACAAGGAATACACAGCATTGTCAAACCTTATAAGAGTAGCGACATCGGATGGATGCCGTATCTCATTGGTACAGGAAACGAAAAGCAGATCAAGCAGAATATCACCAACAGGAATGCTTCTCCCGGCAGGAACGGTGGAATATTTTTCAGTCACACCAGGAAGCAAGGTGAGTGTTACGGGAACAGCAAACATATCATCTATCGAGTAAGTCATGGGCATGAATTATAACACTATATTAGCTTCCTTACTTGACGGAATATCTCTAGCATTGAAAAGCGGAAACTCGAATGTTGATGCGGAACAGTTCAACTTCCTTACTGACGCAATAAACAAATCAACTATCATACCGTCTTATTTTGATAGAGAAAATGCCATAAAGTATCTTGATGTGAGTGACACCGAGTTTGCAAGGCTTACATACAAAGGCACTAAGTTTCATCCCGTACAACCGTTATTATCTCCCGTGAGAGTACAAGGAATGACAAAACCCGTTTATTTGAAAGAAACATTGGATGCTCTTAAAAACAACGGGCTTATACGTCCAAAGAAGTCAAGGGGCAAATACAAGACTAAAAGCTAGACAACCTCATACGCATACATTGTAACACAATCATCTTTATTCTCCATATTAACCGCTTGGAAAATGTTTTCTTCATTATCCAAAGCGGTTATTTTATATGTTCCGTTCGTCAGATCAACAGTGTCACCTAATTTTATATAAGCATACTTGTTTCCACTAGGTATTAAATACGTAATCTTTATTGGATTATTATTCCATTTTTTTAATTCTTTCATCTTCAATTCCTCTATTTTAAAATTATTGCGCTAATATACGAATAGGAAAAACAACACACAAGCAAATAACTTATTTTAACAAGTTTAAACTATCTGAAACACAATAGGTTATACTGCGAAATTTTTATTTTTGTTTAGGCAATCCATGTTGTAAATTTACACTCGTAAAGATGAGTGCACAGTCTTTACGGGAGTTATAATACACACACATTAAATTACAATATTATGGGTTCAGACAAAATTTTTATGTTCGACAATCCTGCCGCTGGAGAAAGCGCAGGTATTATGTCAATGATTCCTGCACTGTTGCAGAATAAAGGATTAGACCCCAATCTTGTAGCTGCCTTGATGAATGGTAACAGAAATCAAGACGCTTGGGGTGGTGCTGGTTGTTATTGGATCTGGATTATCCTGCTCTTCTTCCTGTGGGGTGGTAACGGATTCGGTAACGGGTTTGGCAATGGAGCAAACGGAATCCCTGCTCAATTGAACAATGAAGCAGGACGTGAATTGTTGATGAACGCTATTCAAGGAAACGGAACAGCTATCAATCAGTTGGCTAGTTCTTTGAACTGCTCTACTCAACAGTTGCAGAATGCTATCTGCCAAATTCAAGGACAGATTCAGCAAGTTGGTAATCAGGTAGGTCTTTCCTCTCAACAGATCATCAACTCAATTCAGTCCAATAGTGCAGCTATCGGTTCTCAGCTTGCTTCTTGCTGCTGCGATATCCGTACAGCTATTGAACGTCAGGGATGTGATAGCCGTTTGGCTACTGTAGAGCAGACCAATACTTTGACAAGCAATGCAAACACTCAGTTTAACATTCTTGGCGCAAAGATAGACGCTCAAACAGCTATCATCAATGATAAATTCTGTCAGCTTGAAATGCGTGAAATGCAAAACAAGATAGATGCACTTAGACAGGAAAACAGCAATTTGGCTCTGGCTGCTTCTCAACAGGCTCAGACTGCAAATATAGTTGGACAACTTAAGGCTCCGTGCCCGGTTCCATCCTATATAGTGCCTAACCCAAATTGTTGCTATGGAGGTTATCCGTTCATGGCTGGTTTTGGTGCAGGTTATGCTGCTGGTGACAACTGTGGTTGCAATTGCTAAAGTTTAGTTAAGAGTTCTTTGACTTATTGAATTGGGCTTCGTAATCGGATAGGTACATCCATTTATATCCTTTATGATACTTTCTTTTGCCTAAACATACAGCGGAAATATGACCTTGATTATATCCTTCTGTTTTTTTAGCAAAAGTGGGTGATTCATAAATCTTAATATCATTAGGATTACTTGGATTGATACGAACAACAGATTTACTGTTTGCTAGAATAATTTTTCTATTTCCAATTTTAGATAAAGAGTTTCTTTTTCTTGTTATTGGATTTAGAGCATTCATAGAGGAATTGCACCATCTTAAATTAGATACTTTGTTGTTTTTCCTGTTGGTATCTATATGGTCTATTATGGGATAATTATTAGGGTTAGATATATGTGCAGATGCAACTAATCTATGAACATAGCATTTTTTCTCTTTATTATCTTTATATAGGCGAGCTTGTAATTATCCAAATTTCGTTTCCATTAAATGACATAGCTTTGGTGGCATAACGTATCCACCATTGCCATTATCTCTAAAACGTTCTTTAAACACAACTCTACCATATGAAGAAACCATATATGTTTCTTCATATCCGATTACGTCCTTCCAAATTTCTCCTTCCAAGGAGATGCTCTTAATAAATTCTTCGTTTGTCATTGCTAACTTATTTTAGTGATGCTAACATAAAAAAAAGAGGGAAGGGCGTTAGCGAACCCTTTTCAATAGGTTAATTACTCCTATCTATCCCGATGCAAAAATAGTAAAATTTTAAAGAAAGGGAAAAGTTATGAGTTATTTTTTTAATCCTTATATGATGGGATATAACGCTAACCGTTTTAAAGGAGTACATAGACTTGACTTTGGAGGAATACCGTTTGTTAGGACATCTTCTGTAACGACAGATACGACAAATTCAGAGGTTATCTATGGTATTAACCCGTGTCTGTTCAGACGATTGCCAAATCAAGGTATTTTGCTTTTAAGCGTAAATCATGTTCCTGCTGCCGGATCTGATGCGTATCTTGTTTCTGTAGCTACCACACTGACAAATACCACATCAACATCCACAAGCAAGGTTCCTTTGGTGAACGGTTCGGGAGATCAGATTCCGTCTAGTGAAATTTCACAAGGCAATAAATACTTTGTCTATTACGACAAATGTAATGGGATATTTCAAGTAGTTAATCATATCGTTGCACCTGCTACTGCCGCACAGGCTAGAAGCACTGTAAAATGATATTAAAAAGTTAGAATAAGTATGTTTCAATCAATACGACAAGGACAGCAGTTTTTCATATTGCATAAAGGGGAAAACCCAAGATGCGATGTGGGTACTGTGGTAAGTGTTTCAAATCCTGTTCCTAAATATCAGAACGGATATACAGCATATCCTCTTCCGCAAAATGAAATGGTTGTGGATGTGAAAGTTAAGGTTGGAGATGATACTCTTGATTTTCAAAAGTTGCCAGCCAATCTTAGTATAGCAGACTTTTCCCAAGTAGGCGGAAATGTGGTTGTATCGGAAAGCAAGGATGCCATCAATGCAGAGATAGAAGCAATGAAAATAAGTAGTGTAAGGGTTGTGGAATCTGTGGAATACCATCAGAAAGTAATCAAAAGCTGCGATGAGATGCTTACAGCATTGAATCCTGCATTTGCCGAAAAGGCACAGCAGGACAAGGAAATGAAGGAACTTAAAGGTGAATTGTCACAGATAAAGGATATACTTGCACAACTTGCTGCTTCTGGTATCAAATTGCCTGACGTGCAACATACAAACAATAATAATAACAACAATAAAAAATAAACACTATGGGTTGGAAAGTATATGGAATGGGCCGTAGCTTTGAAGGTGAAGATATGGACCGGGAATTAGAAAAAGCGTATAAAGAAGGTTATCGTGACGCTATGGAGGAAATGGATGGACGTTACGGTGAGCGTGGAATGCGTAGAAGAATGGACGATGATGGGCGTATTTGGGATGATGATGATGAGTACGGAGAAAGACGCGGAGTCAAAGGTACTGGTCCTTACGCCAGACGTAGACGCTAATTAAATTGGTTTAAGCCCGTAGTGGTTTGCTACGGGCTATCTTTTTAAAAACAAAAGCTATGGAAAGAACGAGATTAGATGTATATGAGAAACTTCCTTCGGGAATGGAAAAATATCTTGCGGAACACGGATGGAACTTCTCTAAGAAATTATGTGAATATGCCGTTTCCAAAATGAAAGACAGGAACGGAAACAAAATACACCCGTATGACAAGGATCAAGTGGAAACATTAATGAAGCAATTCAATGTTGAGTTGAAGAATGATGTGGAATACAACAAGGTTTATGTATTGAATATGGTACGTGCCGACTATATGGGTTCATCCATAGTCAATGAGCAATATGCCTGTATGTTTGTAAAAGACTATCTTGACGATGTTGACGGAAGCCCTACCCGTGCTCTTGACGAGTATTATGCAAAGTGTATAGCCTGTGGAACACCTTTCTCTTGGGAGGATTATATCTGATTGCTATGGTACGACAAAGACTATACATTGAGGAATATGACTGGACGGTTGATGTATTCTATTCTGTGGATAAATACTCTTATTTAAGAGCGATATACAGACTGGAATATATTGGCTGTCCTTTTCATTTGCTGAACAGGATAACGGATAAGATAAAGACTGAAAAATACAATTACGGTGTAACGTATTCAAACAATAAGTGCACTGTAATTATTATCAGTCACAGTACGTCTGATGAAGAATTTATGAATACACTGGAGCATGAAAAACAACACATGATTGGTCATATAATTGATCATTATGGCATAAAGCCTTCATCAGAAGAAGCTGGATACCTTGCAGGATATGTAGGTGCTTTATTTACAAAACCTATAAAAGACGAGATTTGCGATTGTTGTAAGAAAAAACTAAAATAAATCATTATGAAAAAGATTTTTATGGCTATGATTAGCGGAAAAAGCAAAGAAGAAGTATATGATATGCTTAACGATTCGGAAAAGGAAATCCTGTTCGGTATTGCTCAAAGCATGGGAATGACACGGGTGGAAAGAAGAAAGATGAAAAGAAAATACGAAAAGAGAAGATAGGCTAACTGCCTATCCTCTCTCTTATTAGTTGAAACTTTGGTATAATTCAAGATTGTTGAAAACATAACACTCCTTATCCTTGATTTGAGGATACATGTATGATGGAATATGTGCTATCTTACGGGCATTTCCCCAGTATGATGTCCAGTCTTTTACGTTAAACAGAAGTTGCGGGGTGTCATAGAACAGGTTCAGTTCTCCTGCCTTTTGTACATCTTCATCCCATTTCCCTTCGTCACGGGCGATATATAGTTTAAAATTATTCATATAAGTTTTCTTTTCATAAGAGTGTTTTCTACTTCCATCCAATCAACAAACGGTCTGTTTGACAGGTTTACATCATATTTCAACGGACATCCCAATGCCGCATCATCAATGTATATGTGACAATAAGGTTTGGGCGATAGTGTCCATGTATGCTGTTCAGGATTCTCGTTTATACCGAACAGGGGAATGTTGTTGTCCATAAACCATTGTACGGCTTCCGACAAATATTTTCCTCCATATTTGTGTATGTTGTAATCATCGGAAGTCACCTCATCAATATCACTTCTCATGGTGAAAAGGATAAGTTTGTGTCCGTTATCAACCAATTTTCTCAATACAGGCACGGCACCTATGTCCTTGCCGATTTTGGGAAAGTCGTGTGTCACGACCGTTCCGTCAAAGTCTATCCCTATGATAGCCATAATTATTTGTTATGTAATTTATCATATATTTCTCTTACCTGTTTATACCTTTCTTCCTGCTTCTTTGTAAACGGCATGAAGGAATGATTCAACCATCGACATATATAATAACATTTATCATTGGAATAATCAGTTTCATCACAATCAATAAACCAATTAATATCATTCCTCATTTCTCTTGCAGAAATAAAGGCATCAATAAGTTTTGGATATTTTATAAGTCCTATGTAATTGCTATTGAAATTTGCTTTCGGGCAAACAATACATCCAACTCTTTTGCAATAATCATATTCGGGATTTATAGGTAATGAATATTTATGGATATAATCCCATACATCCTTATCCGTCCAATCTATAATAGGCTTTAATTGTATGATGGAAGCAGCACCAATAGACTGACAATGTTCTTCAAAATAGGAATCAAACAATTCTTTATTTTTCTTTAAAGTCGTTTTGTTTTTCGCTTCAAATGCCGTCCTATTACTCCTACTCCTACTTTCAGCTTTCCTTACTCCCGTAATACTGCACGCATCCACATATTTAGGATTGTGCTTATAATCCTTGCAACAATAAGCTATTTGTACAGTAGGAAGGATGGATTTGTGGTTTTTCCATATATTTTGTATAAACCCGAGTTTATAATCACGCCTCCATATTACATCGGGATAGTTTTCTTTTATAAACCTTAATGTAATATTACTTTCAAAGGCATGGTTGAAAAAGGCTTTGAACGGTATTCCGGCACGTTTACAAAGGTCATAACATACCTGACTATCTTTTCCTCCCGAAAACCCCAAACGTACTTCCAACCCCATTGTTTTAGCTATCTTACTGAATTTTTGTATTCTAGTAATGACTAATTGTTCTTTTTCATCCATAACCATTTGTTCATCTATTATTTCTTTCATACCAATTTAATCATAGCCTTCTTTAAATTAACAAATAAAGGTATTGCTGACATGCCCCCATTGCAATCCAACTGTCTTAAAGAGGGTACAACCTCTCCGTTATCATCAATATCATAATCTGCAATATAGGCTAACTTCTTCGCTTCGGGAACTAATATCCTTTCATGATCCATGACCGTTATACAGACTTTGCTTCCAATAGGGAATACTTGGTTGGATTCAATGTATTCCTTTTCCAACTGTTCCTTTTCTCCATTCAATTTTTTTATCTTTAAATCAATGGCGTATCTTTTGCTTAAAAATTCTTCTTTATTCATCTTTTTTGTCATTCTAATTGATTCTAACGTACTTACCTGCAATATCACAGTTTCTCAATATTTCTGCATTATCCTCACCAAAAGCGATGAGAATACTGCCACAGCCAGGAGAATCTCCACGAGTTCCGTCTGGACGGAAGAATCTGATTCGGTTACGCAAGAATTTCATTGCCGTTGCCTTCTCAAATATCACATCCTGAAACATCTTTGAATCACAGCGATTGAAAAGTAAAGCAATGCCGTTTCCATGTTCTGCCATCCGTTTAACGAAACATTCTATAAGAGGACGGGAATAAGGTGGGTTCAACCAAACACGTCCTTTCCATTCCTGTTTTAATCCATCGTCATTTTTGTTGTACATGACACTTGCTGTTTTATAGAGGGGGGGGGGCTACCGGGGCACATGGGTCTAAATCAAATTCACCTAATGCGTCTATAATTTCTTTCGGTGTGTACCATTCATCGGTACTATTAGACGATCTTTCAAAAGTTGTATTCATTTCTTTTATGTTTTGAGTGTTATTTATTTCTCTTTTAACGAAACATTTCTATTACCACTTTATTTTCCGAGTTTCCATCATCAGGATGTACATCAGTAAAATCAATGACAGAAAAATCATATAGATCAGGAATGTATTCAGTTTGATAATCTCCTGTATTCATTACGATATTTATTTCAGCATCCTTATTGACAACTAACATTAGTTCGTCAATCATGTCTTGGACAGTAATTATTCTTTTCATTTTTATATCAATTTTAATGCTTCCTGTAATCCTGCTTCAAGTGCGTCTTCGTAGACATCCCATTTACCACCATCATTAGGTCCTTCATAAACAGAACTGGTTATATGAGTTCCATTGTCAGCTTTAGATATTTCGTATCCATAGCCACAAGCACAGTTATATACACATATATGAATATTTTTGGTTTCACGTAACCACTTCTGGGCAACGGATTGAGTAGGGCAAGAATAAAATAATTTAGGTAAATCCTTACTAGTTCTAAATATGGTTTCCATCATTATACCCTTATGATTAATAATATCTTTGCAATACTCATTAAATCCTTTCTCTTTCAGCAGCTTCGCTGTTTCTAATGTTACAAGTTCTTCGGTCATAATTTTATTCTCCTTTCAATTTC